AGCTCGTACACACGGCGCGACACCTGCTCGTCAGAGTAAGCTTGTGAGAGACGGATGAGTGCCCCACGCAGACAGTTGGCAGCAGCGACAGGCAGGCGCTTCTCGTGGGCTGCCATGTCCTCTTTGAGTTGGTTGAGTGTGATATCGAGACGATGCACTAATTCGTCTCGTGGCATCGGAAATTGTGCCATATCGCGCCGTGTGCAGTCATCGATGAAACGGTTGTGTTCTGATAACTCGCTCATCTCACCTCCGAAAGTCCAGCAGCTCTTCCAGGATTAGGAGCGCCAGTGTGACGACCGATCCACCGACAACGATCCAGATATAGGACGCCTCCACGAGTCTGAATGCCAGCAACACGGCTGCGATGATGGTAAGGCAGGTGGTGATGTAGGCGTGCGGTTGCCGCCGGGGTCTATGCCTCATGTGCGGTCACTCCTCCTGCCATACAGCACGCCTAAGCAATAGAAGCAATGTGCCGTCGTTGCCATGAGCAGGATGAGCAGCAGGGCAAAGGCGGGACGCGGTAGACGCTGGCCTGCATTGTATTTGTGTTGGTTGTGCATTACGTCCAATCCTTTCGTTTGCCATAGCGTATGCCGACAAGCACACCGAAGATGCACCAGGCGATCATCATGGCAATATTGCCAGCCTGCCAGTAGAGAGCCGCGTCCAGCGGAATGATCAGGTACGTCATGATTGCACCTCTTTTTGTTCGCGCGGATGTACCTGTGTTGTCCACTTGAGAATGGCGCTCACGATGGCATGCCCGATGCCACAGCATGACGCGCCTTCTCGACATTCATAACAGTGTGCACTGTGGTAGCGATACTGATCGTAGAGCGTCTGTATCATGCGCTCTACCTGATCTTGTGAATATTCCACGCTACTCCTTTGGCTCGGTTTTGCGAGAGTCTTCGCTGTGATGTCCGTCCCAAAAGCCGAAGCAATAGCCTGCTACAAAGACGGCTATGCCCAGAAGCAGGCCGATAATTCCGATTGTAATCAGGCTTATCATCATCATCATGCTTCCTCCTCTCCGAGAGGGGTGATAATCCGATAATCGTTCTCGTGCTTCCCGCCGAACCAGACCAGGACTGGCAGCACACCGAGAAACTTGTAACTCCCGATGAGCGAGCGATGACCACGCCAACAGATCACTACCCAGAGAAGCAGGCCGGGGAAGAGATGGAACTCCCAGGCTGCGACGGTGCGGAACTCTGGCATTTGCTCCGCGATCATATGCGCCACTTTGCGCTTCTGCGCAGAGGCGTATTCTATCATGTAAATACCTCTATCACTCTTTATGTGCTTTCGGCGAGAAAACCACGAAGTCTTCAGCTTCGTGGTTGAATCGCCATCTGTATCCTTGTTTGCGAGAGCAAGGATACAGACAGTGATCCAAAAAACTCCGCTTGCGCGGGTGGTGCGTATCTCCATCCTGTTACCAGATGGAGAATCCGACTTCACCTCGACACAGTTAAAGAGGCTTGTTAAACCTGAAGCACAGGGCTTTACCCAATGACCCAACTTAACCTCAGATGACAGATGCAAGAGCCTGGTGCGTCAGCTCAAGGTGTCCTGACTTCTCGAACGTAGCCTCTGTTTCTAGAGACTGAGTCTGGTGAACCTGGGCTTCTAAAGAAAACAAGCAGAAGTCACCCTCTCTTTAGAAGCCGCTAAGTCTTTAGCTTAGCGGTGATTCACGTAGTCACATGTTCTATACTCTGTGGTGTGCAGTACAACGGTTCTCGGCTCTGCTCATCGATGCCTAGCGAGGTGATTGCGTTACGACGCAGTAGGACATCAAGAGCAAGGTCCACATCTTCGCGGCTCCACCCGGTGAGACGACCGATCTCATTGGCTGTGATCGGCTGGAAGGAGCAAATGCACGCGAGAATCTGCTCGGTCACGTCTGCAAACTGGTTGCTCATCCTCTTCTATCCCTCCTGTGCATAGTGCTAGCATGATGTATGGCTCACGTTGTATGTTCAACCTTTGCTACATGACCACCTTGTGTGTGAGTATTGCCACAGGCAGGACAGGACCCGGAGCCATCAGGAAAGTAGCCCTCTTCGTCCTTCTCTTTGCCATTATTTACCGCAATCTCCTCGTAATCCCATCGTTCCCAGTAGTATGTCCGCGAACCATCGGGAAATTGCCAGTACCAGCAGCAGGGATGTGCGCAGGGTTGTTCAAAGAAGACGCGTTTTCCTTCACGGCGGGCCACTGTGACCTCTCCTGGGATGAAGCGTAACCCTCGGCTCAAGTCCTCCACATCAGAGTAGGGGAATGTTTGTCCAACATCACCGCCACCACTCATGGCATTGCTCATAAACCCGAGCATGATCGTCTCGTCCATCTGCGAATATTTGTCTTTGCGTGGATCGTCTTTCACGGTTCTCCTCCTATGCGACTTGTCCAAATGTTTTGCTGAACTTTTGTTGCTCTTTGCGCTGCTCTATAGCCTGATAATACGCTTCCCATTCCCGCCGCCAGTCAACGAGTGTTACCAGTGCGCGGCAACCGGGGCGTGCACAGACATAGGTGTGACGCCCGGTGCTATTGTGAATGGCTGGCTCTATGCTGGCCTGGCGCATGCAGCACTCGCAGCAGCCTTTCATGCTTTGGTGCCGGTGCCTTCCATCAGTTTGTCCAGTGTTGCACGTCTCACACGGTATGCCTGGCGTGCTCCTCTGTGTGGCAGTGTGATTGCGTGGAGTGCACCTGATTTAATCCAGCGCCGCACCGTTGTATCATCAACGCGTAAATGGCGTGCAACTTCGCTTACCGTGAGTAAGTCATCATTGGTGTCGCGTCCGTTCTTGCGTCCTTTACGCGATTGCTGTTCTGTCTCATAGCTCAAAGTATTTTTCATGAATGTTCTCCTTTTTGTTTGTTAATTATGTTGGCAACATCTGCCAACTGTTCTGTAATCTCAAATGACATAGTTGCAAAATGGTTGAAATGGCAATCAAACAGGATATAGCAATCTGCCATAGTGACGGTATAGGTATTGAGCCGATAATCCCATCCATACACTTCCATCTCGATTTCAGCCTCATCGATTGCGCCTGGATGCCACTCCAGTACTTCGCAGGCCACGTGGAACATATGTGCGATATCGGTAAGTGTTGGCGTGGCTGGTACTGGATCGCTTTGTGGTGCAGGTTCCATGCGCTGATAGTCGATCTTTTCCATGAGAGTTGTTACATCGTCAAGCAATTCTTTGCGCTCAAGCATAGCTGTCTCCTCTCGGCTAGCGCATGGCGTACGGAATATGCGGGAAAAACCACCGTATCGCCAGGATACCGCAAAGCAGCAGCCATATTACGACGGTCGGCCAGAAATGTTCGTCTTCAACCATATATTCTCCTCTCTGCCATAGCACTCATTTTGCCCACATAGCCCGAGCGTATCCGCTTTCCCTCGCGCCAGTAGGCATACCAGTACGGGCCATGTCCCTGTCCACTACGGCAGGTCTTGCAGCATGATTTGCCACAGGTGCGGTACTGCAATTGATAGGTGATGTGCGTGTCTGTAGGTAGTGGCTTGCCCATTGCTATGCTCCTCTGCGCAGCTTGAGTTTGATAGACAATGGGAGCCCGAGCCAGCCAGGATCGGTGAGCGGCTGTGTATCCCGCAAGTGAATCGGCAAGTCCTGCTGTCGTAGCGGCTGCGTGGTTCGCAGATGGACAGGTAACGGCACCTCGTACTCGGTATCATCCTGTGCTTCGCCTGTGAGTGATGGATTTGCAAGCAGGTTGACAATGATATCGGCGTCCAACTGCCGATAAGAGTCCCATGCCTGGCCGAGTCCCTGGCACCTGCGCCAATCTAGTGCCCGGCGTTTCTGCTCTCCAAACAGATGAGCCAGCGACTCGACAATGCTTTCTTTTGCTGAGTTAAAATGTCCCGGATCGAAAGGTTGATCCCTGCCGATGGACCACAGGCTTTTTTTGAGTGATATCCTGGTAGGCTTCTTCATCCTCAGTCTCCTCGCTGGCACAGAGGATCTGGTCACATGCCAGTGTATTGTCGCAGCACAACTTAATCGGACCGTACCTGTCCCAAATCTCGTCTGTGATCTGGTACAAATCACGCAACTCGCATAATGTCTTCTCATGCAGATATGCGGTAGTCACACGCGTTTGGTCGTACTTACGGTAATGTGCTTCTGTTTTCTCGATGATGAGATCGGGCAAGTTGGGAAGCAGGACAAATGGCTCTAGCACCACATGCTCCTGTTTTGCCGACGATCCAGCACTTGGCAGTTCGTGTTCGGTTGGTATCTCCTCGATGGTGTTGATTGGTAATTTGGCGGCGGGTAGATGAAGATTGTAGTCCGTGTGCTGCTTTGTGGGCTGATTTGCGAACTGGCGCTTGCGACGCTCGCGCTCTTGCTCACGACGCTCCATGCGCTCTAGACGGTACCTCAGTGCTGCAATTTCCTGTCGCAGCTCTGACACTTCTTCGCGCCAGATGCTGCGTGCTCTCGCGGAGGATTCAGAATATGGCGGCACCATACGTGGCGTATTGATATTGATCGCCATAGAAATAGCCTCTTCTCTCACGTGCCTCACGGAATGTTTCGTGGGCGCAAAAATCCCTAATGGGATCACAAAAGTTGAGGGTCGCCGGTTGGGGTAGTACTCTTACCATCCACTACCCCGCAAATACGTTCTCATCAATTGATGTATCTCTTTATATAAATTTAATGCAAGTGTCTGTTCTCTGTGCTTATCTCTCAATTGATGAAGTAATGATCATAGAATAGTCCACATTCCATAGACACGTCAAGTGTTTTGTTGTCCTGGGAACGTTCTCTTTTTCTTCAAGCAACGAAAATGAAAATTCTGTAATCATTACAACTTTGTAAGGAAGCAAGCACATATGGGCTGGTAGAGTAGTGATAGGTCAGTGATCATGGTAAGATGAGAAACGAATTCACGTGACGTGAATTCGTGAGAGTGAGGAGAAACCATGCTACCATCAGATGAGCATGGAACTCAAGTGTCACCACAGGAAGAGAAGCAAGAACGCAACATTTCAGTGTTTGGACATTATCTGAGGGCTATGTGTGCGTACCTCCAGGTGAGCCAGGTGCACCTCGCAACTGAGGCGGGACTCACCAAGAAGGCAATTACCAGATTTACTGGTCCATCTTCAGGCGTGGATAATTACCCTGCACCCGAAACACTGAAAAGTCTTCTTGTGGCGATGGAGTCCATTGCTGCAAGCAAGAAGCGCCCGCTTCCGTGCGGTTGGCATCTTGAGTTCCTTCTGTCTCCACAAGCAGAAAAAGCCGATGGCTTGCTCTACCTAACTTACTTCCGAGAGCATGTGATGTTAGAGGAAGACTTGGAGAGAGCCGAGGCGTTGATTTTTTCGATGAGACAGACTATCGATATAGTACGGGGGCGCTCCCGGTCAGAAAAGTAACGTCCTTCGACCGGAAGCAACCAGCAATACAAGAAGGCACGCTGCGTATGTGACGTGCTCGTGATGAGTGTCGTGCTTTGTGTCTCTGCGATACAGAGTACGCCTCCCCATGTCAAAATGCAAGCATGCAGATAGACACAAATCCACATTTTAAATACAAATGTGACACATCGCACATAACAAATATTTTCCATTGCATCCTCTTCATAGGCCGCTTCCTTGACGATTGTAGGATTATAAGCCCACTGGTGCAGCCTCCATGCCTGAGTGTGCCCACTATGCGACGAGTCGATAGGTTTGATAGCCTAGCTGGAAACAAAGGGAAGGTAAGCGGGATGGATGATACGGTTGAAAGTACGAGAGAAGGCGAAAGTACTAGGAGTGAGCCAGCGGCAATTGATACGGCGATCCGGGCTGGACATCAAAGTCATCCAGCGTGTGTTCCGCGATCCGCACGCCAACATCACCATGATCACGCTGGACCGGATCGCGCAGGCCCTCGGCGTCGATGCGAGCGAGTTGATTGAGAGTGAGCACGAGGAGGAGAAATAACTTGTGTAACGTGGAGGCAAAAGAAAAGCCGCCCGGTGAAAGGCGGCTGGCTGAGAGTTGAAATGATGGAGACTACTCATCCACCGGGCCAGTGTAGGTAATGTCAAGCACCGTACCATCTGGCTTGACGAGATGAACAGTGTCAAAGTTGCCTGTTTCCAGGTCATTCGATAACACGTCGGCGGTTGTGCCATCTGGCAACGTTCCGTAGAATGCATTCAGGTCTTCCAAGCTGTTAATGGTCTCCATATCTGTTCCCTTTCTTAGTTTGCGTGATATCGATTCAACTCTGCGATATCAGCGGAATCATTATCGAAACTGATATCGCGCATTCTCTTATCGTCCCAGATCGCGCGGTGCAGGTCTGTCAGAGGACCAAAGACAATTGGCGCGATGAATGCATAAATCTCTGCCTCTGGCTTGTCTTGCCAGTTCACATCGCTCTGACTCACGGCTTTCGAGACTGCGTGCTCACGTATGGATGGTCCACCATAGCCGCCAGCCATGCGGTATGCAGCGTAGGCGACGCTATTAGCAAACGCTGCATGTTTTTGTGGGCTTGCAGTGGGGTAGTGCTTTTTGCCCCACTGCATCGCAGTCTCTAACGTCTGATGAAAACTCTCGCTCATGTGTTTCCGCGCTTTTTCTTGATTTCCTTTGCGTGGAAGAAATTCTCTGGCGTCATGTCGGGCTGCTGATCGCGCCAGTACTGTTCATCTGGATGAAGCTCATAGAAGAGCTGAACGCTTTCCTCCGTCTCCAGGTCGGTCAACCCCTCTGGGTCTTCTTCTTCTTTGGCTGCCAGTTCGTTGTATCTGGCTAGCCGATCCAGATGCTTTTTCTCTTCTGACATGGACTTTCTCCTGTGGTGTGTTTATCGTCCTGGTCTTGATGGACGGGCGGGACGGTCTCCCATTGGACGATGAAACGAGCGTTGGCGATGCTCGCGTCTGCGTGGCTCTGAGGCGACAGAAACAGAAGCAACCTCTTCTCCTTCTACGGGATCATGTTGGCAAGAGCCAGAATGCACCTTATCGTGGCAGCACACTTGCTCAGACACGACAAGGCATGGATCATGCTGACAGAATCCACACCATGTGGAACCGGGGCAATTGCAATAGCCGTAACGAACTACGTTATGGCAGCACACCTGCCCAGAATCGACGAGACAAGGATCAGTTTTGCAGCTTCCACAGTATGTATTCATAATGGTTTCCTTTCTGGGCCTGAGCCCAACTCTTTTTTGCTTCAAGCGTAGCCGATCCACGCCTGAATTACATCAGAACTCTTGCTGAATATCTCAGAAGAAGTTCTGAAAAACCGCCTTTGCGGCAATACTACTGTGTATACCAACCATCTACCTCGGTAGTTCGTGGATGGGGAGCCATAGGCACATCGGCAACCTTTGTGTAGCCATGCTCAGTTAGCCACTCTTCAGGGTTATTGCCTTGATACAGTGGTTGCCGATAACCACTGATGTTGTGCTCCGTCGCTGGCTCTAATTGTTGACCATCTAGAAACTCTTCGATATCATCCAGACTCACGACTGGAGATACAAGGACTTCTCGTGGCAATTCCTTGCTCATGTGTTGTTCTCTCTTCCCTAGCTTGTCGTCCAGAGGGCCTCTGCAATAATGCTTCGGCCTTCAACTTTTATCCGCCCGATCTCCGAGCCCTGAAAAACAATATATATCCACCCGTTCTTTTCTCGGGCAGAAAGGCTACTCACCACGCTGCGCCACGTGGGATGAGCCTTCGTGAAGGCTCGAATGGCTTCATCTGCTGTCATCTTGGTTTCTCCTCTGGGGCAATTAAGCTCCCGATTTGTCAAGCAGCCTCATACCCTTGTAGAGGCGCTCTATATCTTTCGTTTTCATGTGTTGTGCTTCTTGCCTGCGCACTTCTGCATAATAGCAGTCGGGCTCATGAGTGAAGTTCCATGCCCGAACGTGCTGTGAGGGATGCCGGTGTGCGCACGTACACTTTGACTTGTACATGTTTCTCCTTCTCTCGGGCAGGCGATCTGCCCCAAGTGCTACTTGCGAGGCGTCCAGCCATCCTCGCCTGCAAATCTCACTATGCTCGCCAGTGGATCAGCACCAGGATAATCATATCCATAGTAGACACTGGTGCTACATGCTGGCTGACGGTAACGATCATCATTCTTGAAATCTTCGTAGTATCCAGCACTGATGTTGGCCTTGCTGACCGTGTATGTGCCAGAGATTTCGCCGTCTACGTGCTTGCTTGCGCATCCTGCTGATTGAAGTGCTTCGTGTAGTTTCATTGGGTTCTCCTCTCAACTGACTCAACACTCGTTCTTGATATTCTTAATTTACCATATCCTACGATATTTGTCAAGGGTATTTTAATGAAATATCGTAGGATGCAGAAAATTAGTTTTCACTTCTCTTCTTTGGTCTTCCGGGCGCTTCGTGAGGCAGTTCTACCTTATAAAGATCGGACATGGCAAAGTAGAGCGCCTGTCCAGCTCGCTTCGAGTGTTTCTCATCTCGGCTGATCAGTGCTCCATTCTTGTCAAAGACGTAAGGCTTTAGTTTGCCATTTCTGACCAGCAGATGGACAGTGTCAACAGAGATATTGTCCTTGCCCATTCTTTCGGCGATTACCTTTGCAGCGCCTCTGGTGTCGCGTATGTCGCGTGCTGAGAGCGTGGCTGGTGGCCTTGTCGGTGTAGTGGTTTCATTGCTCATCGGGCTCTCCTCTCGTGTTTTTTCATAGGATACCCGATTTTTGAAGAAATTGCAAGATGCTACGAAATTATGTGGTAAAAGCCTTGACTTTCATCGTAGGATATGGTATTATTCTTATGTGAGGAGGAACAAGAAACCTTGAATAATCCGCCTCCCCACAGGAGAACAAGAGAATGATAAAGCAATCGACAAAGACACGCAAGAGCAGCAAGGCCAAAAGTGTTACGATCATCGCCCGCTATTTCATTAAGCGCAACGGGCATGTTGTGTACCGTGTCCGCTCATCGAATGGCGTTGACACCTACTGCACTACGATTATCAACGGGCAAGCGACCGGCTGCACCTGTCCCGCCGTAAAACCCTGTTACCATATGACGCAATTGGAGAAGATTGAGTGCGAACGCGCCGAGCGTATCGCTGCTCAATCTGAGCAGGCCAACGAGAAGAAGTTGGCAGAGCGTAAATTGGAAGAGTCCTATAGAGAGCTGGCTCAGGCCCAACTCGAATGGGCGGAGCACTGGGCACCGCTCCTGGGGATCACGGTGGACGCGTTGCTCGCTATGGGCATCGGTGAATATCGCCCGCTGATCGAGGCATATGAGGATGGACGCAACCGCTACAACAATATGGCGCTCGCATTAGGATGGTAGGACAGTAGGTAGTACGATAGATCGGCGAGCCGAAGCCCGCCGGGAGGAGTGAGAGATGAGCAACAATATATTCAATCCATCAGAACATTTGATACAGTTGAAAAGCCGCGACGGATCTAAGGACTACTTACCCGTGCAATGGCGGCTCGTTTGGTTTCGTGAGCAGTGCCCTCTCGGTACTATCGATACCGAGGAGATGGAAGTCGATACGGAGCGCGAGGTAGAGGCCGAGGCGTTTGTCTGGAATAACGAGAAGCGCAAATCTGAGAAGATCATCAAACGCGCAAAGGGCTACGCTCGCTATAAAGCCATTGTGACTGATGGCAAGGGTGGCCGCGCAACTGGCACAAAGTCAGAGAATGCTGCGAACTTCGCTGATTATGTTGAAAAAGCTGAAACAGGAAGTATAGGGCGTGCGCTGGCAGCTCTCGGTTATGGTACTCAGTTTACTGGCGATGAGTTCAACGAAGCGCATCGTATTGTGGATGCTCCAGTCGAATTTTCCGCCGCCTCCAATGGTCATAGCAACGGCAGCATGCCCGTTACCACGTCTACCCCAGAGGTCTCAACCGATCAGGCGCTCATCACGGAGCGTCAGTTGAATAGCATTCGCAAACTATCCCAGACTCTTCGCAAGAATGAGCCACAGGATTTAGAGAAGATGTCTTCTCAAGCGGCGGGGTCGCTGATCCAGCAATTGACTACCGAATATAAGCAGAGGCAGGCACAAGCCTCCTAGCACAGTGGCCCACCGGGAGCCAGCAATCCCGGTAAGGAGAACATCATGGCAGTCGCAGGCTATAACGTCGTACCAGATGAAAATGATGAGCATGTGGTTGGTGTTGAGTTGGAGAGAGCCAACGAATACCATATGGGGAAAGCCTGCATCTACATGGATCAAGAAGAGATCCACCTCGACTACTACGAACTGTGTGCGCTGATCGGTCAGGCCAAATTCGTCCGTCTGGAGATGGAATGGAATATGGCGACCTACGCGCATGCGAGAGAAGGCAGTCAGGGAAAATCTCATCTTGTCCGCAAGGGAGATGCGAAGCTAGAGCGATCACACTTCACGATAGAGCCAGTTGCCTGCAAGTTCGAGAAGTCGCTGTGCGGGCGTCCCGCTCCGGAGTGGCACTATCCCCCAACTCCGAGAGGATGGGATATCGATCCAGTGCTCGGTGATCCTGAGCACATGAATATCTGTAAGCGTTGCTATGAGGCATGGAAAAAGCAGCCAGCAGTCGAGAAGTAGCGCGTTCGGGGCAGGCTTCGGCTTGCCCAATTCACAAGGAGTCGGGATGATGAGAGAGGATCAACACCTCTGGCAGTTAGAAATAGCGTATACCGTGCAATGTGTTCGTTGTTTTCAGCGAGAGGAAGTTATCAAGCCGATGCCAGGGCAAGCGATAGACGCACTTGCCTTCGTTGGTTGGACTGCCAACGCCGCCGGTCCCTGGTGTCCTGAGTGTAAGACACTTCTGTACGCGAGGCGTGGGCGCAAGCATAGCCTCTGTGTTGGCGATCAGGTATGTCAGGATACCTCGCGCACTCTCCTCGGCCACATCGTCCAGTTAGGCGACGGATACGCTGAAGTCAGGCGCTCCGATGGCATCCAGGTCTATTGTACGGCTGAGCTAGTCAAGGTGAAATAGGCATTGCCACAAAGAGCCGTTTAACGAAGAAAGAAAGGATAGAGAGTATGAATCAGCAAGAGGACAGTATTCGTTTTGTTCGCTGCCAGCGCTGCAATCTCTCCATGCGAGTACGCGTGAGACAGGGGAATCCAGATGCACGCCTGATGCGCTTCTCAGCAAGCGGTGAGGGCTATTGTGCAAGTTGTGCCGCTGCCCAGTTTTTGCAGAGTATTGAACATATCAAGCGCATGATCGACGAGAAACGCGAGACGCTCCTCTCAGAATCGATGCAGGTGCAATTTGCCGGTCTCATGCAGTCTGGCAATGCCGATGCAAAGCCAGTAGAAATTGACTGGCAAAGCGTCCATGATCACTGGGAGCTTCCCTTTGCCAAGCAACGCAAATCACGTAGATCCTAAAACGAAAGGAGCATATTATGATCGTCTGGTCCTACGGTGGTGGAACTCAATCCATTGCCATAGCCCTGCTGGTAGCTATCGGCAAACTGCCTAAGCCTGATATGATCGTTTTTGCCGATACAGGCAGGGAGGCAACAGAAACTTTTGAGTATACAAAATCCTATGTTTCACCGCTCCTGGCATCGTTAGGATTGCATATCGAGACTGCCAGCCATGATCTCTCAAAAGTCGATTTGTACAAGGTGACGGAGAAGAAGGAAACGCTGCTCCTTCCTGCGTTCACGCAGGAAGGAAAACTTTCAAATTTCTGCTCTAATGAGTGGAAGTTGAGGGTTGTACGTCGGTACATTCGTAGCAAAGGTGTGGAGCACTGTATCAATTGGCTAGGCATGTCTACAGACGAGGTAGAGCGCCTTCATCCATCGGATGTGAAATGGTGTGTCACACACTGGCCTCTCTGTGATATGCCGGTATCTGCTGGCTATGGTGTCCAGATGAGTCGCGCCGCCTGCAAGCAGTTGATCCTTGACTATGGATGGCCTGCTCCTCCAAAGTCATCGTGCTGGATGTGTCCTCACCGGCGTAATAAGCAGTGGCAACGGCTCAAGTTGTACTATCCTGCCGACTTTGAGAAGGCTGTACAACTTGACAAGGAAATACGAGCAAGGGACCAGCAAGGCGGGGTATGGCTGCACGATTCTCACCAGCCACTGGACGAAGTGGATTTTTCTAAAGAAGATCAACCTGGACTATTCGGATGTGATAGCGGGTTTTGCTGGACGTAGTTGTTTACACCATAAAGAAAGAGGAGATAAGTCATGCTGGAATACAAAGACACCATCATTCGCATCACGACACAAGATTTAACAACCGATCAGCCTGCTACCAAAGAGTATCCAGGCAAGGAAGCGGTTGGAACTGGCATAGGCTACTGGATTGGAGAGGAGGAGCCACCGGAGCGCACGTTTTACGCGCTCACTCACCTACCAACGGGTTACAGGATGTTTACGGATTTCATCTTCAGCGAGCAAGCTGTGCAATTGATTATCGAGAAAATAGCACCGTTAATCGATTGGAACCGTCCGCTGGAGCAACTGATAGCTGATCCTGGGTACAAGGGGGTCATAGCAAAGGTGTCCCAGATCACGGCAGATGTCATATGGGACCATGCTGAGTCCATCGGCTTTGTCGGTGCGGATGGGCGCATCTGGAGCGTGTGAGCACAATATACCAGAGGAGGAGGTGGCACTCCCGCTCTGGCGATGAAAGGACGGAACCCTTCCATGCAAGGAATCTTAACACCTGATGGTGCGGTACGCATAGAGCGTATCTACCATTTTAACGCTTATTATAATGCACTGGACGAACGTTGGTGTGGGCGTGGGAAGCACTGGGCTGATCCACTGGACTTCCATGAGAAATGTCAGTGGTGCCGAGAGTGCCGAGAGTCCTATCGCAAAGAACGCTACGACCCAGAAGCAAAGCGGCGCGCAAACTTTCGCTACAACTACGGGATGGATAGTCGAGTCTACGATCAACTCTTCCAGTTTCAGGGAGGCGTCTGTGCGATCTGTGGGCGTCCACCAGAGTATCGGAAGATCGGGAGGGCGCGGACACCCAATAAAAGCCTGACACTGGATCACTGCCACCGTACCAAGTTGCTGCGCGGACTGCTGTGTTATGAATGCAATCTGGCTATTGGCTGGATGCGCGATAACGTGGAGAACATTGACAAAATGCGCGCATATATCGAGAATAATGGCGTGGAAGGCTTCTATGAGCCGGACATTTTAGAGGAAGATGCATCGAATTGCCACTAAGCGCGTACTGTTGGTAATACAATGAACTACGCTTAGTTGCAGTTACGGTACCAATGAGTCAGCATGATATAGCATGTAGTGCAGTTTGTACAGGAAGAGAGAAACAGATGAGCGAAGACGAAATGATGCAGATAATTGAGCAAGTGGTTGCGCAATCTGATCAGCAGCGTACACAGAGTGAGAGAGAGGCATATATCAGCAAGGTTGCAAGCCGTGTAAGCCTGGGAGCATGGAATGAAATAGCAAATAGCTATGACGCTATTCCTGAGCCTACCCGCTCTGCTCTCATCAAGTGGCAGAAAGAGAATCGTGATCGTGTCTCTTTCCAGATTGGTGAACTGGTACGTCTCCTCTTGCGCAAAGAATTGTTGGGCGAGTAAGATGCCATGCGCATTCTCGCGTGCTGAGAATGCACATGCAGACGCGATAGAGCACGCGTTTGGATTGGATGAGTGAGGAGAAACCGATGAGCGAAGCATTCAAATGGGTAGAATTGACGACAGTACAGAGAGACATTCTTATCGCACAACATGTGACAAAGATACAGCATGAATGGGCTATAAGTATTGTGAAGGGTAATACGCTAGAAGAAACAAACAGTGCGCCGAAGTATTCAACCGACATGAATGCTGCGTGGCTGGTAGTAGAGCATTTTCGCAACCAGCGTTTTGATGTCCATGTAGCATCGGCTCCGCTTCAATATGATGTGCTCATTGCTTCTCGCAGATGGGAATGGAAACGTTTTGAAGCCAGCGCAGAGTCAGCACCAGAAGCCATTTGCCTTGCTGCACTCCGGGCCGTAGGCGTCGAAATTGTCGTCTGATGACTTCCGTAAAGTGTCCTTTGTGGCAATTCACGACAACATGAAATGAGGTGAAACGACATGAGTGAGATGACGTTGATCGACATTCTCACGGGCGTCGGTCAACTTTGTGAGTATCAGACGAGTGTAGGGGTATGGGAACCTGTCTACATTATGGCTTTCATTGGTGCAGCGAAGCCAGAGGATGAGTATGTTGAGCTGACGTATCTCATCGGTGGTGGAAAATGGAAAGTCTCTGCTCCCCACTGGCCGCATCTCCTGAGAAAAGCAACGATGAGCAGGGCTGAGTATCTAGCAAAGCACAAGGAGGAGACCAATGGCAAATCTTCAGATTAGCGGCGAGCACATCCTGAAATATCCCGATATCGCCGCCTTTCTCCATGAGCACAACATCGCTATCCGTGATGTACGCTATGTGGAGGTGGAGCAGAAGCGGCGTGTACCAGGATCATTTCAGGAGCATGGCACAGCACGCAATGAGATTGAGGCAACGGTCATATTACACGACGATGCAAGATGGCCGATCCCATTAGAGCGGCTTACCTATAACGGATAACTTTACTTTTTCCTCCTCGAAGCGTCAAGATCAGTAGTGCAGAGGCATCGGCGCGGAGTCAGCGATCCTGCACACAAAGGAGCTGCTACGAACGCACGTAGCAGCTCCTTTGTGTGCAGTTTTGCCGATCTCCGAAAATTGGTTCATTTTCCATTGCATTGTATTTGTATTCGTGATACAATATCCATGTACCAAGAATGAGGTACAGAAGATAGTGCGAAAGGGAAAGAGAAACCATGAAGTTTATCGTTGAGACGGGTTCGGAGAGCCATACCACCAGTTCTGCATCATTGCAAGCCAAGTTTGTTGGTGGAGAGCATGACGGCAAGTATCTTTATGAAGTGAAGAAATTTCAGATCAAAGCAGATTGGGACAAGAATAACGATCATCATAGCCGGTGGGTTCTTACTCAATATGAATTGCCTGAAGGGACAGAGGTTGTTGTCATTGGAAAAGGGCGAACAGGCCCGCGTGGAGTGAGCAAGCATGAGTTCCACCGCATCTATCGCCTGGATAGCACGGCTGAAGTCATTGAGGAGCAGATTGATACAGGATTGCGCCAATGCGTTTTGAAGGGACGTATGGTGCTCGTGCGTGATCTGATTGCAGAGCATACAGATGTAAATACTGAAGAAGGATTCTAAGATGCCAGCAAAACGGCACAATAAGAACGCAGCAGGGAAACGGGTTAATCGGGAGCGTATCCCAATTAACCTCAGTGTCTCAGAGGGGAATGGGTTGCTTGACCTCTTCTCTGAGTACTTATTCCGTCAGGGTATAGAGCCAACCACAGAGAATATTAAACAACTTGCCTCTGATTGGGCGTATCACTATTGGGGCGAACGTCTCAAGCGCGAGATTGAAATGAATGAAGGAGCTATCATCATATGAAACTGATCATCTTTGATGTCGATGGGACTTTGACCACCACGAAGAGTGGCGCGACCTTCCGCAAGACCGCCGACGATTGGCAATGGCTCCCAGGTCGAGTCGAGAAGTGCCAGCAGTTGCGTGGCAAGGGCATAAAAATTGCCCTCGCCAGTAATCAGGCTGGTGTAGCATTCCCTTGGTCAAAGTTTAACGAGGAGGAGATAGCATTTGAGATCGGTACAGTAGCGTATGAGGTAAGCGCGTCGTATACGGGGATTTGCTACTCGACACCGAATGAGAAAGCCCTCCCACAGTATCACAATGCCAATGATACACGTCGCAAGCCTGGACCCGGCATGCTGTTAGAGGCGATAGCGGCATGCGGGACAGTGCCAGATGAGACATTGATGGTTGGAGATCGCGACGAGGATGAAGCTGCGGCCCGCGCAGCTTGCGCGAGTTTCATGCACGCTGCCCAATTCTTTGCAGAATAAAACCTGCACTCCCTGCCGGATTTTTCGTTACACTGGAAACTAGAGGAGATTTCCGACAAAATAGCGGAAGTGGCAAGGTAGACTAGAGAGAGAAACCCAAGAAAGGATTACATCATGACAAACACAGAACCCCTTCATATTACGTTAAACGGCATGTTGAGCCAACGAGTTGATCCCACTACGTGGGCAAAGATCAAGGCGTACATGCGCTACTATGATGAGGACCTCATTGAAGAGATGGATTGGTTTGGGACGCAGCCTGGCTGGCATGTGACGAACGAGGCTGAAGTAGAACGCATTCTGGGCATTCCTGAAGAGTGGCATGTAGTGCCCCGTCGCGTCAAGGCAAAGCAAGAAGAGGCGGAGCGCAAAGAGCAAAAAATCCGCGAAGAGCAGGAATCGAGAGCGCGCATAGCGCGCAAAAAGTCAGGGTATGTTGCATGGCAGGAGCAAACGCTTGCTGGTCTAGAGCGGTTCCATGCATGGTTTGAAGACTTCCCGCAATTGGAGTGGGTAGAGGTCGCCTCTTTTGACAAAGAAGCTGGATGGCATGACACTGGAGATCGCTGGGGTAAGGCGATCTGGAATGGTGATGTCATTTATAAGCGTTCCTACGGGAACACAACTAGCTACTATACCACCCGATCCAATGCTGTGATGCTTGCACGACTGGCTATTGCTGGATGGAAAAAGTATTATCCAACCGATGTTGAGATCGCCCGTCAGGTCCTCGTAAAACACGATAATGACTGCATCGGTGACGACCCTGCCCGTATTATTGTCGAAGAAGACGGACTCCAGCATTTTATCGATATTGCCAAGCAGGAACCCTGGTATCTCATTGCCCGTGGTTCCAAAGATGAGGACATAGAAACGGCTCAAAAGTATGGGTTGCCGTATGTTCTCCTGTCGCGAGGAAAGAGCATCTACAGCCGAGATGTTTCACGCACGACCCAGGAAACCTTCAAACAGCGTATCGATAAGCATTTTGGTACAAGATACACGCGTCATAGCGCCGTATATTATCTTCCAGATGGGGGCAAATGGTTCGTGAGCGAAGGCCATTCCAGTGCGCATGCGGTTCCCGCTCCTGATCTCGCAGACCTCTTTCCCGAACTGATGAGGGAGGTGCATCATGCATAAAATCCAGGTTGGACAACTCTACAAAGAAGGTCAGACTTCGTGGCCCGAAGTCGTTGAATGGAACTGGACGCAGAGTGCCAACGAGTTGCGGTTGTTCTTCCGCAATCCAGATCCGCAGGAAATACAAGCGGTGAAGACTGGCAAGGTTGAATTCGGCTTGGTGATAGAGCAGGATATCATTCTCTTGCTTTTCCGCTTCCTGCCAGCACAGAAAGGTCAACATGGTATCCGGTGGTCTGATGCTCCATACAGCTATCACTTTCTGCCAGAGGATCGAAGAGGGTTGCCGCCACAAGAATTAGGGGCAGAAAAACGAGCGCTGCTACAGATTGTGTTGGTCAATGCCAGCACAGGAATTACACTCGTTATTCGTGCTGTGAGCTTGTCTCATGAGTTCACGAAGCAACTCTATCAGGCAATTCATGAGCAAGCCGGGAAGTCATTTGATAAAGTGACATATGATCGGCAATTGCGCTGGCTCTACGCTACCTATCCAGACTCTAGGCAATTGCTTCAAAAGGCAGTTGTACGATGTGAGGGAGGAAGTTAACTACAAAAAGGCCCTAGCGGTATGCTAGGGCCTTTTCATGCGCACAAAAGCACCGAGCCGGTTGTGTCTGAATACGCCGCTCGGTGCTTTTGTTTCTGTCAGTGCTACGCGCTCAGGCTCAGTTGAGACGCGTCACGTGCGCACCCTTTGGCACTTTAAGTACCTGTTGAGGTCCACCATGCTCGCGGTAGAAGATATCTTCCCCAACTTGGTGCGTCACTTCTCCACGCGTGGTTTGTCCACCGTGGGTAATCTGTATCTGATCTCCTGCGTGATACTTCTCATCCTCGTTCGGGGTCGGTGTCTTTCCCGGCTTTTCGTGCTCATGCTCATGTGGTGGTTGTTTCATCATCGTTATGTTTTCCTCCTGAAATACATCTTTAGGAGCGCCCCTACGCGCTCTCAGCCAGTATATCATGAATGCTGGACGCTTGTCATCTTTCCGTCACATGCTGTTGACAGGTAGAAGCAACGGCGCGCGTCTTCCGCGCATGTGTCTACTGGATCGTCTGGATTGTCCAGAAGTCCGCCGATAACCCTCCATCAAGTAGATACTGATAAGGCAGGTAGAAATAGCCTTGGTCACCCCACTGAGCGGTCCATGAATTTCTGCATATCCAAACCTGCTTATCATCCTGGTAGCCAACGCACAAACAGGCATGCCCTCCGATGGTTGGCTCGTTCGATCCTGGCATTGGCACAATCCCGGTTTGTGCTACAGACTGGCTCTCAAAACTCTCGTAGACGGAGAACCCAAATACGAATGGGAGGCCACTAGCAAGGCATGCCTTCATCTGGTTGAGGCTGCGTGCAATGCGCTGATAGGAGAGTGCGCGATGATGTGATGCTTCCTGATAACAGATAATCGGTGGCATGACCGCGAACCTGGGAATATCGTAGGGCCATAGCATCTCGGTGCAGACTCCCTGCCTATTCACGCATTTGATACCATCTCTGATGTATGCGCCGCTATCCACGCTCGTTGTGCCCTCTCGTGCGCGCTCACAGTAGTAAATGAACAGACGCGACGGTGGAAACTCTGGCAACCCCTGCTTCCTCTGATCGAACGCGAGAGCCCCCGCAATGGCGTTGGAGGTGCAGCTCCCCAGATTGCCTTGCGAATACACGAGAGGGCATTGTGGACGCAAATCCACGCTCGCTGGCAATGCTTGTAGGAGCGGACCCGGCGCGGCATAGAGGTGATCCCTATGATCTGGGTTATCCCGGTGCCAGCCCATACCGTAATTGTGTAGTATAGTCATAAAAATATCTCCTTATTTGATGCGCGTGAAAGATGCATGGCTCGCGACGACGCAGTAGCTCATAACGGTTTATCTGGCAATCTGATCGGCTTTGGATCTACTGAGCGGATCTGCCCTGGTAGTGGAGGCATTTGCTGTGCTGGTGGATCACCTCTCAGATAGCCCTGAAGTGGTCTGAAGGTCTCCACTTGCAAGGTAGTTGCCAGCGTCAAGACATAGCCCACGTCAACAACAGCATTGCCTGTTAGCTTCCCCTGTGCCAGTGCCGTTATAATCGCCACGATGAGAATAGAGGTACCGCTGATAGCCGCATTTCGTCGCATAATCACGGTATTCTGTTCAGGTGTATTCGTCGCTGGTGTGGGACGCTGAAGATAGTAGCTCGCGCCGAATGCGATAAATGGCAAGAGTGCTATCCCGTAGGGAAGAAGCTGCAATAATGATTGCATGGAACACCTCTTATTTGCCACTTTTTTGCGCACGCAGGGCAAGCAGTTCTTTCCCAATATATTCACGGATGACCCCTGTCCTTGCTGTCCATCCAAGCATTGAGAAGCGAAACACCTGCTGTGTGCCACCTCCGAGTGTTGCGTTGCCGATCTCTAGCGGATTTTGCGCGTGCTCCCTTTCTAGCGGCCAATCGTTCTGGTCCCAATCGTTGGCGAGCACATAATTCCTAAATCCGTCCCTGACTAGCATGCCGTTGGGAGCGGTCAGGATACTCCCGTTATCCTTCCAACCATCGGGTACATTGCTCATCGATGATCCTCCCTTCAAGTAGTCCCACAACTCATTCCAGGGAAATGCAGGACCAGGACAGTGCGCACGATTTGCCGGGTCAATTGATGCATGCGATTTGATGTGATCTGGGGCAATCCCGTACTTCTTACTCAAGTAGGCGATCAGCTTAAATGAGGTCTGCTTCTGGGCATCAGAGAGTTGCAGACTATTGGTGAGGTCATTTTCGTGTTCGACAGAAATTGTGTGCTTATTGAGGTTGTCTCCACCAAACTGATCCCAGAACGTGTCGTGACCCGGCATAATGCAGCAATTAGCCCCGGCACCATCTTGTTCTTGCACGTACTGCGCAACAACCCCGTTGCGGTCTATGCCATAGTGTGATGAAACCATGTCCGCATTTGACCGAAAGTAATCTCCTAACTGCTGTGCGGTTTGATTCGGATTCCCTCCAGTTCCATGCACAACAATGGCAGAGTGCGTGTTCTGGTTGGTAAACACTCTGCTCCTATCTACGTAATATTCAATAGCATCAGGATAATCTGACATACGTGTTGTCTCCTTTTATACAGGTGTATCGCGTGTGGGAGGCGGCACATCCGCCTCTCGACTCAGCAGTTCTGCCTCCTCCTCCAAAACCATCTTGCTTACCGCAGGTCGAGTGAATAGTAGGTATTTGAGCATGACGAGCACTACTATGCCTACAATGAAGAATATTTTGATGATAAGTAGCTGTATTTTTCGAGCATCGGCGTTTTGCTGTATCAGGGTGATCGCCTGATACATCGCTGTGATGTATGGGCGGTCATGCAGCAGCACGATATTCACCTGGACTGGATCGGGACCAGTAGGGCTATCAGCATTGGCGAGAAGGCTCTTGAGCGCCGTTACCATCTGCTGATAGTCTGAGTTTGCCGTGCCTAAAGCAATCCTGACGTTATCGGGAGGATTGCCAGGCAACCCAAGAGACACGTCACCGACAATGAGACCCGCTTGCACCTGCTGAAACACAGGCAGTATCGTTTGCAAGTCGCTTACAGCCTGGGAACGAAACGTAATTGGCCGATATGCCAGAACAAGCACATCACGCGAAAGAAATATGCTGCGTGTCAGTTGCAAATCGGCCTGCCGCTGGATAACCGGGTCATCATTGCCGTTGGTGATAGGCAGGATTTCTAGCCCTACCATGACGACCAACAGAAAGATCGTTAGGGCAAGTGTGGCAACCATATATGCGCGTAATACCTTCGCTTTCAAAATATCCTCCTCTAGTGAAAAATGTGTGCCGCATACGCAGTGATAATGCTCACTGCAAGCAGCACAACAGTAGAGACAACACTTATGAGAAAGCGTATCTGCACAGCAGCCGTTGCCTTTTCCTGAGCTTCATAGCGTTCCCTTGCCTCTTTATCCTGTACCTCTTGCTTACTCTTCATCTCAATCACATCACGCTCCATGCGTGTAAGCGACGATTGGATATTTTGCAGTTGCAAGTCATTCTCACGGACTGGTACATATGACTTGAGTTGTACCTGCACATCTTTCAACTGCTGCTCAAGCAGAGTAATGCGATAGAGTAGTGCTGATGCCGATTCTTGCGATGGCTGTTGCATTTCGTCGTCACGTCCTCCCTTGTGTGAAATCGAGGCCCGAAGCAATCAGTTTTGCCAGGCTGGCCTTCTTCGGTAGCTCTGAACATGTGACCTTGTACCACCAGAGTTGTGTATCTCCGGTATGTTTCTTGAGCGTGCTTTCAACCTGAGTGATCAGAAACTGTCCATCCCAGATGCCTTGCTCCGGCAGGAAGATCGTCAACATCTGACCGATAGCGAGACCATTACGTGTTGTGTCAAAGATGAGTGTGCGGCCCGCGTTGGCGTAGCGCGCAATCAGTTGGGTTGCTAGCGTCTGTGCCGCAGATAACGTGAGCCCCTGTCCGGTGTAGTCCTGCACATCCTCGATGATGCCACTACCACCTTCAATGGCCTTGCGTGCAATCTGCTCAGTCGTATCGTCAACGGTGACATTGACCTCGTAGAATCCGGTGTAATTCGGGACCGAGAGCTGATCGCTGGATTGCAAGATAATCTGGCCCGCATCCTGCTCGATTACAGGATCGTTGAGGGCATAGTAGTAACCTGATCCAGTTGTGCCCTTGAGTCCTACAGTCTGCGTGGTTCCGTTGAGGATGATCGTCGGAGCCGAAGCGATAGGATACCCGAGGGTAAATGTACGTGTGCTACCATCTCCAGTAAACAAGGCGCTTGAGACGATAGGGGCAAGGACACCCAGGAGGGTCTGCCGATTGCGGTAGAGATCGTTGGATACGTCAAGCTCCAGATTGCTCGTGACCTCCAGATCAACTACATTGACGAGCCCTGCCGGTGCTGATTGGAGTATCCACGGTGCCGCAATCGCATTGATCCCGCCGAACACAAGGTTCCTGTTCTGATCAAAGTACCAACTGAAATTGCTCTGCTTCGCTACATCGTCAATGTTCTTGCTCACAAAGGAGGAGTTATAGGTAACACTCGGGATTGTTACCCCTGGATTGATCTGGGGCGTGAATGCATAGGTTGTCAGATCCTGCACCTGCGGAGTCGCTGTAGGATCAGTGGTAGTCAGGGTGAGTTGTGTATACACAAATTGCCCTGTGACGATATCGCCTGATGGGTTCCCAGTCACTACATCCCCTTGCGGCGTCATCCAAAGTTGATAATACCTGCTACCAACTGCCCCTCCGTTGTTATAGAACCCCATCTTCCCTGCGCTAAGCGGAGAGCCATCGGTATAGGTGAGCAACTGTACCCCATCTGCATAGACCGTAATCACGCCTGCCAGCATGGAGACTCTGAACCTATGATAGGTACCTCTCGTGAAGGATGCTATGTAGCTGTTCGTGCTCACTCCTACCGTATAGGTGATAGGAGCTGTGGCGAGTTGTGTTTGCACGTTGGCTGCAACTTTGTAGAGTGTTATGGTATTAGGCGTCCCGGCGCTTGCCTGGGTATCGCCTATCAGGAGGTAGTAGAAGTTGTTGGCATCGATGTAGCGCCATACGAGCCCTCCTGCATCGCTCTGATCAGTGTCTGCGAAGAAGTCCACATCGGCACGAGAGAGGGCATTGGACACATAGAGGGCATTTGTGCCTCCTGTGGCAGTGACTCTGCTATTAGCAGTATCATAGGTCCATGCCGCAGCTACCCCGCCTGTCCTGAATGTGCTGGTATAGTTTGCGGCAGAATTTAACGCGAAGGTATCCACTGTAGGAGTAGGCTGAGAGTAGATCCCTGGCAGGCTTCCTCCGTTGTTAGAAGTTTCATCCGTCCAGTTGACTCCATCAGCACTCGTCTTTACCGTGAGCGTCGTGCTTGCAGGAGTGAGCGCATTCCAGGCGATTCCTGTCGCGCCCACTCTCGGCACGAGAGTGGCAAGCGATAATGCAGGATCAGGGAATTGGGTTGCTCGGAAGTGATCGAATGATGTCGTACCTGTACCACTAGTATAGAGTGCTAGTTTCCCGCTAGCAAGCCTGGGGCTCATCAAGAGCACTCTGCATTGTAGCGCCTTTGTGACCGATGGCGGAAAGACCCTTGCCCTGATTTGCAGCGAAACTGACTTCGTTGTACGCACAAGGAACCGAAGCTGAAGCGATTTTGTGGATTTTGTAACAATCCTTGCCCTTGCCTGAAGGACCCTGGTTGCTGTCACCCGCATGGCAACACGTGCCTGAAGCGTAAGGGATCTCGTTACTCGCTCTAGAAATCGGACCTGTACAGATTTCGATAACTTCGTGCTTATTCGCGCCCTTGCCTGAAGGACCCTGGTTGCCAGCACACGAAGCAGTATGCGAGCACTCAGTGTTCTGACGTAGGCAATCATCTTTAGGCGAACCTGCAAAATCAGGGTCCTCTGTACCCGAATAAGTGCTCTTGCAGGCAACGTTTTTGTAACCTGCGTTCGTTCAACAAAGCGAAAAACAAGCGATTTGGTAGTGGATACCTTCTGCAAGACAAAACGAGAAACAAGCGTGACCGTGTTCGTAACACGTATCCTGGTGCGGGACTGAAGAACCTTTGTGACCTGTGTGCGTTCGAGGAAGCGCGCCCCCAAGGACTTGCTAAGCTTCGTTGCTATATTCGCCCTGGATTGCAGTACTTTGACCGGGGCTTGTACCCTCTCAACAAATCGAGACTGAAGGGACTTTGTAGCAGTTACTCTCTCTACGAAGCGCGAGACAAGCGTTTTGCTCACGGTCACACGTTCGAGGAAGCGTGTTCCCAAAGACTTGCTGAGCTTCGTTGCAATCCTTGTGCGGGCCACCAGGGTTTTTGTTGCCTGCACACTCTCGACAAAACGGGTCTGTAGCGTTTTTGAGACCTTCGCGATTTGCAGAACAAAGCGGATTCCCAGTGTCTTCGTGACGATAGTAGGCAATGCATCAGCCATGAGCGGAGCTGAAAGCACGACCCAGGTGTCACTTGCGCCAAGTGTCCAGTTTGTAGCGGTACTAGAGAAGATACCTGGGGCATCTCCCATCGCGCCATCGTCAGAGGTTGCATCAGCCCAGCGTAGAGTCATGCCTGTCCCGGCTGAGAATGCGCCTGCCCCACCATCGCCACCCATCGAGACCATTACCATTGAGGAGTCCGTATTGGCAACAGTGACGGTTGCAGCAGTGCCTGTTCCAGTCGCACTATTGGAAGGGCCGAATGGATTGGCTAATTGACTGGCATTCGAGTAGGAGATCGCGCCCGCTGCAACTGGGGTTGATGCCGATTGACTGACAACGATAGCATGCGTCCCTGTGGATGGAGCAACACGATACCATAGCTCAACACGCGCACTCCCATTGGTTGCATTCGATATCTTGGTGAGCGCCTCTGAAGTATTCCAGGTAACGCCGGTCACAGTCGTTGTCGCACTACTAACAAGCACGCCAACGACGAGCACGCGGTTATTGCCTGTACCCATCACATGGTTCCAGGTGATAGAGGCCGCAGTGACCGTTGTGCCCTTCGAGAACGCATCGAAAAGCGGGGGAAGAGGCGTTGTCCCGGTGAAAGGACGGATATTCCATCTAGGCATTATTCGTCCTTTCTCGGCACGCTATCCATGCAGTGCTACTTCCCAACTATTGACGCACTAAAGGTAAACGAAGGTGAGGTGCCTGTAACGACCCAGCGTAACCGGATGGTATTTCCCAGAGATTGCGCAATAACACAGCCTGAACCAATCGAGGTACTTGTCTGACTCACAACTGTTATTGCGGCGTTGGTCTGCCATAGGGGGTAGTAAATACCGTCAAGCCCTTTTCGATCAACGAACAGCGTAAGCGTAGGTGCCGTACCGCTAACGACAGTAATGTTGACATCGACGCTTACCTCCGTATAAGGACCTACTGCAAGATCAGCACTATTCCCGTTGGCAGTCTGCGCCGCGCTAGCCTGGTTAAGCACTGTGCCAGGAGCACGGTGTAGCGTGAGTGGCGCAGAGACGTTACTTGAGCCATCAGTGTTAGTGATCGATGATGACTGTGCTGCCGTAAGCCCTGTGCCTGGCACATACCCCTGTGCGATAGGGATGCTGCCGGAGTCCTTGACTGATGCCCCAAATGCCATAACGTCTCTCCCTTGTTACTATATGAGACTACTTGCCTATGATGGAGAGATTGAAATCGACAGTAATGCCGTTCGCATTTGTCATCATGATTTTGACATGATCTCCAAATGACCACTGATTGATGGCTGCGCCGTAGCTCTTGTTAAACGCCCCTGTTGCAGGTGCTCCCGCGCCCCAGTCGCAATAAAGCATGGGCACGGGCTCAAGGAGGAGGCAGTTATTCCCGTTTGCATCTACCCGGTAAACCTGAAAGGAGAATGTGTAGTACCCGTTCGAGTCAACTGTCCCGCCTGTTGCAGCGGTTACCCACATATCAATGGCTAATTCTGTAAGATCTCCTACCGCAAGACTTGCCGTGCTATAGGATGTAAGACCGCTTTGTGTTGTCGATAAAACAGTGCGAGCTGCCATGAATGCACCCCGTATCTTTCTCTACTCTTCGCTAAATTCAACATATACATTAAATGACCCAGAAGCGCCAAGAAGCGCTCCTGATAGAATTGCTATATATTGCGTTGTCCCACGTAATGTAGGCGCTTGCCCTGGTCGAACCCCGAACTCCCAGTCGATGTCTTCGCCTGATGTTGTCGCGGTTGCGTTACAGTAGAGTTTCTGCGTTCTCAAGTTTCCGACCAGTGTCCCGGCTGTTGGGGCAACTGTGTAGGTAGACGCAACCGCTGTTCCGGCAGCGTTTGTACTATCGTGAGGAGTGATTGTTGGCGCAGTCCCCGTTGTCCCGCCTGAAGGCGCGGCAGACCATTTCGCGAGGGATACATCCACGGTAATGCTTGTGCCTGCCGTTCCGCTTACATGGACTCTCAGGATACGAATGGTTTTTGTTGCGCTCCCTTGCAGAACAAATATTGTCCCAGTTGTTGTAATCTGAGCAATGTTTGTCGCAGATGCAGAGTAGGTTGGTTTCGCACCGTCGTTCGAGGGAGTTGTCTGCACGCTTCCCCCAGCCGTGACGGTGGCCTGTCGCCAGGGATACACTCCATCGGAGATCTGAAAGCTGTTTTTTGCGGTGTCAGCTAACGTGACCGTGTTAACGGTAAGCACACCGCTAGAGGCAGGCGCAGATGAACCTGCAATTGCGGTAAACTTGATTGGCAGGATATTAACATCAGGGCCGTTAGCTCCGGTAAGCGTTGAGGCAACAACATTGTCCTGGTTGTCAATACACCAGTAGATGTTGTCTCCTTTATAGTAGATGAAGTACTTGTGGACGTTGGCATCCTGCGGCTGCTTGCTATTGCCAGTTGAGGTAGACAGGTCCTGCACCGCAACACGTGCGCCTGACTGGTACGTGACGGCAATCATCTTGCCTGCCGTCGTGACCTCGTACCCGCAGGCATTGGTGAGTGGGGCCGCAGCCGTTGGAGATCCAGGCGAAGTTCCGAGACCCCAGAAAAAATACTGGTTGACGAGGATAGGGAAGGCAAGATTGATGCCAGTGTAGAACATGAGCCAGCCAGGGTTTACAGGCGCAAAGGTTGCTACGCTCTCCAAATAGGAGTACCCCGAAATCGTAGTGCCAGTGCCCAACTGTGTATTTGTAAGAGCATTTGACGCAGCCACGCCTCCTCCCGAGGCCGTTGGGGCCTTCCACCTATTGGTGATATCCAATGTGGCTGTGTCAAAGCCATCCTGAAAGAGCTGTGTTGGCTCTAGCGCAACACGCGCATAGCCTGGTGCAAACACGGTTGTTCCAAAGTTGGACCCAGGATCAACGAGACTAAATGGGCTAGGGGTCTGTGATGGGACTGGCATAAGAAAAGGCCATCCTTTCTTAAAGATGGCCTGCGCCTCTGGGGCTGTGGCTCTATAGATGATGATATCTTATTCTGCTGCTATTATACGACGTGTGAGAAGGAGAGGTCGTATGTTAGGAGAGGCGTACTCCTACCACTTCCAGGCTAATTGCTCCCACATCAGTCACACCTTCCCTCCACCGCTTAAAGCCAAGAACAGTTGTCTTGTGATCAATGTATAACTTCTGTTCTAGTCCATCCCATATGACTGCTGTGCAATCCCCCGTTTCCTTATTGTCCACACGCCCAATGATCTGCGCGGTGGTGAAGCGTTCACTACCAAAAAGGGAGGAGAAGCCTCGGTGCAGTTGAAATGCAGTATATGGCTCAGAGACAAGCAGGTGAGCATGCCCTTGTGGAGTACAGAGAATGAGCTCCTTTATATGGGCAACATCACCAGTTGCGGTAAGATCCTCTAGCCACTCTATCTTGCGCCTGCGTGCAACTATCTTGCCGGTTCTAGGATGCATAGTGTGCTCAACCTTCGTCCCCAGTTCAGAGACTTCTTTTCCCGATGTAAGCAGCACCTTCCAATAAGATTGGCCGGTAAAAATGGTTTTCGCAACAGGCAGGATGATATTCACTATGGTATACTCCTCCTACTATATGAGTCTGAGAAAGCCGGAGGAACACGATGCCGGACGATCAAAAGATTTCCCGCTACCTGATATGGAGTATGCTCGGATATATACCAGATCCGTGTCCTGAGTACTGGGAGGAGCTGACACAATTGGTAGCTGAACAGCACGAAAGGGATAGCAAAACGACGAGCTATATCAAAGGCAAGTGGAACAACAAGTTTCCTCTCACCTCTCTGCTGGATGAGAGAAAGCAGCAGAAGAAGCCTGAAGAAAGCAGCGACAAATAACCTGCAAGGTTGCTCTAGAAACAGCTTCATGTTAAACTGTGCAAGGTAGTGACGCCAACGGTGGTAAACTGTCTTGAAAACAGTGGGGTATAACAGCCTAGCGGGTTCGACTCCTGTCACTACCGCTTCATCTGGTAGGCATGCAGAGCGGCTTATGCAGCAGACTGCTAATCTGTAAAGGATAACACCTTGGTTGGTTCGACTCCAACGCCTACCGTTTCCACTTCTACATCCTCTAAACAGAAGAGATAAACAAGCGCAAAATAGTCCATAAACTTGCCTGGGGAGCCGTATTGTGGTACAATAGAGGTAGAGATTATTGTCGGTCTGGAGGGTGTTGATAGCGCCCCCCAAACCTAAATCGCAGCCTGATTGGAGGCCATGATTATGTTTGAATTCTACCATAACGAGCGATCCCCTGCGTCCAAACTTTGCGCTAAATGCAAAGCGACAAAGCCTCTCGATGAGTATTCCCAACGAAAAGACGGCAAACATGAAGCACGTTGTAAGGAGTGCATACGAGAAGCTGACAGAGAACGGAACCATAAACGCCGTCCGCGAAAGACACCCATTCTTCCAAAGTCCACCAAAGAGGGATATAAGATATGCAACACATGCTTGATCGAAAAATCCCACAATGAGTTTTCCCCTGATTCTGCTCAGAAGGATGGCTATACTGGACGTTGCAAGGAATGTAGGGGCAATCGTTATCAATCGCTGCCAGAAGAAGAAAAAGAACGTATTCGCAGGCAGGATGTAGAAAGCCGCAGGCCACGAAAAGAACTGATTAATGCTCGTGATCGTCTGCGCCATAATACTGATGAACACAATGCAAAGCGAAGAGAGCAGATGGCGCGGAAAAAGGCTACTGATGATAATTTTCAAGAAGCCGTGCGTCAGGCTCAAACCGAGTGGAGAAAGAATAATCCTCTGTATACTCGCGAATCTAATCGTCGTCACAAGATTAGGCAAAAAACAGCGAGGTCTGGTGGACGTATAAGCTATAAGCGCATTCTTGAGCGAGATGGCTACTTTTGCTATATCTGTGAGAAGGATATAGATTCGACTATTAAATCTAGCGATCCTGCTGGCCTTGTCTTCGATCACAAAATACCTCTTCACCCAAGAAAGGGTGAGCCTAAAGGGGAGCATACGCTTGACAATATTCATCCCGCACATAAATTGTGCAATGAAAGAAAGTTGAACAGGCAATTCGATAACCTACCAGCATGGGATCGCAGAGGGGTTGATTGAATTTCCCCTTTGCGACTCATGCATGTTATAACCGTCAAACCCATTGATACTGGAAACCTAGTCATGCTTGTTGCTCACCTATTGCTAGGCGGGGTCTGTGATTTCTCCAGACCTCCCTGGTTTCTTTTTACGCTATAGCCAGGGATCGGAACATATCTTCGCTTTCGCGCCTGCGTGTGTTCTCTACGGACTCCGCGCCTTTCGGGTTGGTTGCCTCGGTATTGTCCTTGCGTTAGGAGTTTCACCGATATAGCAGGTTCTTCGAGAGAGCTTGTTAAGACTCTCAAGCGGCAATCAGTTTACCGGCAGTAATGTACCCATTTTGTTACTCGCTACTACTAGCGGGGCAGATTGTTTCCACCTGCCTCTCTGGTTTCTTTGCTAGGTTATCGCCAGAGTTCGGACTATGACATCGCTTTCGCGTCTCGCGTTTAGTCTCTACGGTGTCCTCCCCTATTCAGGCTTGGTTCCCTCGGCGTTGTCTTCCTCAAGAGTTTCACCGATACAGCGAGATTTGCAAATTATGCAGCTTTACTACATAACTGGGGCAATACATTTAATACCCGTCATTCCAGGCCCCGTGTACCAGGCCATGACAGTATACCAAAAGCCCGCTGTTACGGCTTTTGGTATCGCCACACTCTGTATATATCCGGTTGCGGCCTGCAATTGTTGCCAGGTTGCCATCCAGGAAGCGGCAGTTGTGTTTGCGGCAGCGGCAGTACCCGTTGTAACTGCAAGGGTCCCGGCTGCATTGGCTGCTGGCGTCTCCTGAGTGCCTGCTGCATTCACCCCAGACCCGTAGGCATTGGCTTTAATGTAGCTTGTAACAGGGGCTGTTCCGGTATCAGGGTTTGCGCCATTGACGAACGAGGTGCCATCACCACCTGCACCTGCACTTGGCTGAGTACCAGGAGAGGCGGCAGGCAGCGTGTTATCCTTCCAAGCTGAGAGGATATTGGCTGCGGCAAATGTGCCGGTTGCGTCCCAGTTTATACGCCATTGCATGTAATGCGCCGATGTGCCGTCATATGCAGCAACCTTCACGCCGCCTGAAGCGTCAGCGCCGAAGTAGCCCCACATCTCGGGAATCGTTGATGTGCTTCCTGGACGCAGGAAAGTGGGCCATGAGGCCGACGCAATACTTGCGCCTCCCGCTCCTGTACCACACAGGCGAAGCTCGTAATTTGCAGTCGCGAACAACATGTCTGTCCATGTCGGTGTTGCGTCAGGTGTACTTGATGCCGTATTTACTTGCGACTTGATGAGTGTGAAATCGCTGATTTTGGGTACCTCTTTCTCTGTGTGAACTGGCTTTATAAGCCGATTTATGTTATAATAAACAGGACAATAAAATACCTCGGCGAGTGCGCTAACACTCCCGAGGCGTGACGATAAGATCAGTAAAGGAAACCTTACCGTGAGTGAAATTATACCGAAGGTTTGTATTAAGTGCAAACAGCCCTTCCCTGCTACTCGTGAATTCTTCTTTGCAGACAAGAAGACCAAAGATCATTTGAACGGGCGCTGCAAAAAATGCTCCAAGATACGTGACATGAAACCCCCTGATGGTTTTAAGCGCTGCACTGGATGTGGTCAAGATTTGCCGCGAACTCCTGAATACTTCCATGCTCATCGTAGTCAATCCGATGGGTTTCGTAGTCAGTGTAAAACTTGCAGGCAGGAGAAGCCTTGGAGACCGCCTGATCAGCATTCCCGTGACAATATCAACGAGCGACAACGTGCGTATAGGCTGCGTCGTATTGAGATTGCGCGAGAATATCAGCATCGCTACGAGGCATCTGACCGTGGGCGTGAGACGCATAGTGCTTATAGGGCAAGTCACTCTGAAGCTATACGAGAACGTCAGCGTCGTTATTATGCGTCTGATCATGGCCGCGAACGTTTCAGATCTGCACGGCGTAGAAGACGTGCGCGCAAACACAATGCTCTTGGCACACACACACCTGAAGATATCCAGGCGCAATACGAGCGGCAAAAGGGACGTTGCTATTATTGCAACGTTCAGGTTCAGTGGGGGCAGCACCACATCGAGCACGTTGTCCCGTTGTCGCGTGGAGGCGCGGATGATATGAGTAACATTGTGATTGCCTGTAAGCCATGCAATCTGAAGAAGCATAATAAACTTCCGCACGAATGGCCCGAAGGCGGACGTTTGTTGTAGTTTTGCAATAGCATCTCCCATAATAAGCGAGATGCTACCAACTCCTACTGTACTTTCTACCAAAATTCTATTCACCCCTTTCTATACATTTATTGCACCTATAAACCGAAGGCAATTTTGATACAGACGATCAGGCAGATGACCGCTGCGAGAAACCACAGGAGCCATGCAAATCCTCCCCCTGCTCTGGCCTGATAGCCTGGGATGGCATACCCTATCAGACAAATCAGCAGAGCTACAAAGACGAGTGCAAAGTGCGCGGTCAGGATGTTCTCAAAAAAAGTTGCCATGCTACCTCCTGATCAATCAGTAGTCATTTGCTACGACGCTCCATTGCGGAGTTGTTGGCGACATTACGCCGTTGCTCACTCCTGGCTCAAGCGACCCTGCGACCCACACCTTTCCGAATAATTGAGCAGGCCATGACCCAATCACACGGAAGCGCGCATAGTAGTAGGTGCCGGTAGGAATGACTGCTACAGCGGTTGAGAGTGTAGTAGCAACACCTCCGATCTTCTTGATAATCGAGACTCCTGTCGTGCTCACTGCCAGCCTGTAGAAGTTGTTGGCATCAACGTAGCGCACCTCAGGACCACCCTGGATCGTTGAGGCTGATAATTGTTCGCGCACCGTTGTCTCCATATCAGTCCCAGTACGGCTCCCTAGCACCATATGCACATCACCAGTCGTATTGGTGATCGTGGCTTCGTTGGAGGCGATAGCATCAGTGCCAGTGCCAGTCTTGACCCACGTCTGAGTATCCTGTGCTGTACCCCATCCAGACTGATTACCGCGTACTGTATTATCGATCCCGAGTGGTGCGGTTGAGCGCGTACCTGTCACAGAGGGGTATGCGCCGCAGACGCGTATGTAGAGTCCTGAGACAATGGGACTGACCAGAAATCCGGTAGCAGCGAGGATGACCTGGATGGTAAGCGATTTGCCAACAGTGCTCGTTCCAACAGGCAGACCTGGAATGATGGCATCGGGTGTCACTGCTCCATTCGTACATTGTTGCCAGGTTGTGCCACCGTTGAGGGAGGCCATCACTGCGATAGTGGACTGAGTATTGCCGCGCAAGTTGATTTCCGACCAGCAGATTTGTGTATTACCGCAGGTTCCTAGACTGTTCAGGCTGATTGCTGGTGAGGTCCAGAGACCGGCAAAGGTATTCGTCACGCTGAAGTTGGCGATTTTTGCAGTGCCTGCACTAGAGTTTTGTGCATAGGTGCGCAGTCCGATATTCCCGGCAGCAGTATAGGTATTGTCGAGGATATCAATGATGGGCGAGGAGCCGCCATTCCAGTAGACGGTATGCCTATTCTGCCCAACAACCAGCTTGAGGTGATAGGTGACATTGTTGGTAATCGTTTCGGCTATTTTTTTGATAACGGTGAATGGCCCTGATGAATTTAGCCCTGGTGTAGATGGGGGGTTATTGTAGCCGAACCCGAGTGTGACAGAAGGCCCGCCTGCTCCACTTCCCTGCTGAATGCTCACATAATAGGCGAAGCTATTGTTAGGAGATCCCCAGTAGGTTTGTCTGTACAGAAAACCTACTTCGTTTTGCAGAGGGCTCCCTCCGCCATTGAGAGTAAAGTCTGCTTCAGCAGTAAAGTTCTGGACAGCCGCAATAAAGTTGAAGCGTGACGCAGACCATGCGTTCCCGCTCGATCCTCCTGTCGATGGTGTTGATACCGTGTATGCCCCTCCTGAAACAGATTGAGTTGGATTACTCGCATTCGTATTCCCAGGAACCCAGGTCATATTACCGAGATTTGCCCAACTATAGGAGGTAGTGCCCAGAACTAAATCCCCATTTGCGTTAGGCGCTGTCCCTTGCTCAGTTCCAGTGTTCCACGCAGCAGTCGATCCATAGAGGGTCACGCTGTCAGCGGTGGAAGCATTCACCGCTGAAGCGATGGAGATGTTGACGGAGAGGAGCGACGGAATAGCCGTTGGGTCCTGTCCGCCTGAGAAGGTCTCTAACAGGTAGAGCGAGAGGCCAGTCACATTTGCCCCTGCTGGAAGTCCCGGTAACGGTTGGTTGTTTGTGCAGGGGAGCCAGGTGGTTCCATCGTAACTGGCAAAAATATCTGTACTGCCAGCGACAGTCGCGCCACCAGGACTTCCCAGGATTACCCCAGGCCCAACTGTTGGGATGGTTGCTATCCAGGTGAGGAGCGAGCTTTTTACCAGTTTTACTACATCGATGCTATAGGCAGGAGAGATACGTGAGCATATTGCTGGATCATAGACTGGAACCACCGTAACAAATGTCGCAGCCGTGATATACGCACCTATCGACGCAACTACGGGCGGATTAAGTGTAGGGGTCGTCTGAGTTGTCCCAAAGAAGGGAGTACCTGAATGGCTCCCGAGATAGCAGTTTTTGATATAGATATCAAAGACGCCTGCAATGTTTGCTGCATTGAAGATTGCAACTCCAGTAATGACTTTTCCCGAGAGGATACCAAGGTTGATTTGACGTGTGTACCACGTGTCTCGTGCATGATCAGAGAGATCCTGAATAGGCGATCCGGAGACGAGATTCTGATCCCAGACCCCCACATCAAAGTTTGTATCTAGCGACCCTAGATACTCAGTTAGGGCCGTCCCGTCGTTGAAATAGAGTTCAACCCCTCCTTCCTGCGATGGAGAGGAGGAGGCAATCCAGATATCGTAGAAGAGGGTATCATTAACCCCGATGGTATAGCTACCAGTCCAGATCATTGCATCGACACGATTATCCGCAACTGCCGCATCGACGGTAATAACGCCGAAATGGGACTCATCGATCTTGACCTTGCTCTTGAGTTTTGGCTGATAGAGTTGAGTGACCGTCGATGAAACCGTTGTTGAAAAGGGCAGGGTCGCACCTGAAGAAAAGGGCAGGGTCGCAGAAGTTGAGAAGGGCAGGGATGCACCTGTTGAGAAGGGCAGGGTTGGGTTCGTCGAAAACGAGGTGTTCACTGTTGTATTCAGGTTTCCTGTGGGATTGAGCGTTACTCCACTTCCACTGAAGGTTGCACTTTCGCCAGGGCTCCCACTAGAAATAGAGATGTTTCCAGACGGTGTATAGCTTGTAGAGGTGTTCAGCGATACGTTCAGGTTTCCTGATGGATTTGCGCTCACTGTACCACTCGCGTTCCCGCTGACCGTGCCGCTTGCCGTACCGCTCACTGTACCACTCGCGTTCCCGCTGACCGTGCCACTGGCACTCCCGCTTGCCGTACCACTTGCCGTTTGCTGAGCTTGAGCAAACTCGACGCCATAGGCAAAGGAGAGGGTTGACTGCATCTTGATCGCGTTGACGGTTGTTGGCTTGAGTGCATTTGCCGAGGCACTCATGTTTGCCAATGTGCCAGTTGCAAATTGCGCTGTTGTACTCTCTGCAATCGAGAGGTCAGCGCCTGCTGGAGTCAGTTCGAGGTCTCCATCCCCTGCCAGGGATCGCCCAGTTGTCCCACTCAAGATGCCCATGTTGAAATCGGCTGGAGTACTATCGTAGTTGAGTGCAAAGTTTTGACCAATACCTTCAGCGAGCAACACGTCATTTAACTGATCAACTACAAGCTTTCCCGCTGGCTGCGGCGTTGTGTAGACACGCGTATAGGTTCGTTTGCCTGCTGCATAGACTCCCCATCCAACACAATCGATACTATGCAGGATTGCGCCTGATGGATAATAAGGGGTCTCCTTATCGGAGTTGATGACTCCATCAAAGATCGTCCCGCGCACCGGATCAGTAAGCAGCACCTGCTCACCCTTCACAAAATGCGTTGTTCCCGCATAATCAATGATGTCACATTTGAAACGATGCCGCTCATCTAACGTTTCTATATTATCAAATTGATCTTCGATCATCGTATAAGACATATTGCCAATTGTTAGCATTGTAGCCATATTGCGCTGCCCCCTTCCCTAAAATATAATGCTATGTGCATGGTTACATCTAATACTCAAATCGACCTAACATTTCCTTGCACCCGAACTTCTCGCTGTTGATATTGCATAGCAACCTTGCCGATAACCTTGCCATCAACCTGCATGTAGATCACCATAGGTTGTCCTTGAGAAGATGCTGAGATGCCTGCTGCCGTTGAGGGTGAAGCACTGATCGTTGGAGAAAGAAGTGCTCCAGAAAGAACGCTTGCGACCTTCCCTGTCACAGCAGAGAGTCCCGGCATGCCAGCCTGCATACCTCCTGTGATGTTCTCCATAAAGTGCTTGCCCCAGAGATCGTCGTCCTTGAGTGGACCTTCCTTTGGTTTGCTATGTCCGAGTACTGCGGCTATTTGAGCGGCAGTCGCAGCAAGAGACGCCTGTACGCCAGAAATCGCACTTGCTACCCCGGCCTGAAATTGATGAATAGCCCCCTGCCATGCGCCGCCTTTCAAATCATCCAACGCCCACTGGAACTCTGTACGAGAAGTTGCAAAAGCATTACTTGCTAGTTTTGACTCATTGACCATTTTGCTGTATGACGCACTCACTGTTTGTGCTGCTGATTGCGCGGAGCCTGCCATTTGTGACGAGTTCTGCACAATCGTTGTCTTCAGTGTCGAATGCGCAGATGCTGTCTGCTGGGAGGAAGAGACAACTTGCTGATTGGCATTGGTAATAGTCTGTCCGGTTGTTTGTGCACCAGAGGCGGCACCTTGCATCGCAGACTGAATAGTAGACATTGAGGACTGCACCTGCGATGCAACCGCAGGTGCCTGCGTCCCTATTGCACCGAGGGCCGCACCAGTTGCCGCAGATGAAACCTGTACGTTGTTGCTGATGGCAGACATGGCTGACGAGACATTTGTTCCTGCCTGAGACAGTTTGTTTTGCATGCTCGTAACACCATTTGTTACGTCATTATTCATCTTATTCATTGAACCGGAAATGCTGCCTGCAAGTGCATCTGTCGCAAGAGTTACTTTCGGGGTATTGTTGGTAATGCCTGATGCAAACATAGTCATCATGTTTGGCATCCACTTGTCAGAGGTGGAGAGAGGCCCTTCCTTTGCGGGAGAGCTTATGCCTAGAAAGTTTTTAATGGCCGTTCCTACGTTGGAGACAGCATCAGTTACCCAGTGAACTGCACCAGTGATTGAGTCTGCGAAGCCTTTGATCAGGTTGGTTCCCCAGGTTTTTAGCTCATTCAAGCGATCTGTTCCCCAGGTTGTTATCCACTTCCCGATACCTGTGAGGATACTCATGATGGATGCAGGTATTTTGCCGAACCAGCCGATGATTGCGTTGATCATATCTGGAATAATAGAATGCCCAACAAGATCGTTATAGAGGTTGGTGAAGAAGGTTACTACCCCCTGCACGAAGCCAGAGACAAATCCTATGATAGCATTGAAGGCACCTGAAAAGATGCCAATCATGGTATTCATGATGCCCAGTCCCATGTCTACTATGCCCTGCCAGATGACTCCCAGATCGTCTCCGAGCTTGCTCCACTTTCCTGTAAAAAGATCATAGAAAAATGTCAGTATTCCCATAACAGTCTGTACAAATCCGCTGATAAACTGGATGACCCCGCCTAGTGCCTGAATGATCCCTTGGAGGAGCCCTCCCAATCCTTTGATAACTCCTGTAATGACCCCAACTAGGAGTCCGAGCGCGACGAGCAGTACCCCTCCGATGAACTTTGCTAGATCTGCCAGGAAGGGTAGAGCAGGCTTAATCGCCGCCATCAGATGATCCCAGGCGGGTTTTACCTGGGTCTCGAAGGTTTCTGCAAGTTGTTTAAAGACCGGCTGAAGGGATGAGCTGATTGCATTGATTACCTGGGAAAGAATGCTGATATATACTTTTACTGCCCCTGCCAATACCTCCCAGATGACCTTGATTACTCCAGAAGTTGCTATCCATTTCGTCATTGCCGCCTCTAGCTGAAATATTCCTATGATGAGACCTGCGATAAAGAGTCCCACAGGCTTGAGGGTAATTGCGAGGTTGAGCAGGGCTGGCAAGAGTTGCGATTGAACAGTCTTCCAGATCGATTGAAATGCAGTGATTGCGCCTTCCACACTCTGCTTGAGAACGGAAAACTGATCCTTGATAATACCCACAACCGCCTGAATAATAGGTGCAAGATCCTTTGCGGCCTTACCAGAGGTGATCCACCTTGTTATCGCGATAACGATGTTATCAATAAACAGGACAACCGAGGTCGCACCCTGAATCAAAGCCTTGAGTCCTGCAATCAAGCTATCCCAGACGGTTTTGAGGATGTGACTCTGGACAATCCACTTGCCAAATTCAGTCACAATCTTAGCGACAGCTCCGATGAGCCCTGCAATAATGAGGCCGCTCAATACCTTCAGATCGTCTCCGAGCCCCCGAACAGTAATCTTAAAGTAGTTCCACGCGGGAATGATTTGAGATTGAAAGGTTTGTGACATATAGGTGAAGGCAGGTCGCAGAAAGTTGACAATATTTCCAAATATACCTGTAATCACAGACCAGATGTTTTTTGCCGCAGTAGCGATAGGGCTCAGTGCCTGGGGAACTTTATTCGCGGCCTTTGCCGCTGCCGTAGGAATCTGATCGAGAAGCTTATTCATAGCATCGACAGCAGCCGTAGCAGGCGAAACGTCCGGCATAATCTTGGATAGTGCAGCCTTTGTCTTTGCAGCGACCGTTGCGGCATGTACAGGAAGAGCATTGAGTGCATTCCCTAGCGCACTGGTCGCGCCAGTAAGGGATGACGCTTTGCTCGCAAGATCCTTTGCCAGTCCGCTAGTCAGGGTGTCACTCACACATTTACTGGCGGTAGCGGCATGAGTAGTGCAAAGATCATTGAGTTTGGCTCCGACCCCTGTAATCGCCGACTGGAGACCTCCTAGCGCAGGAGAAACGGTGTTCCCAGTCCCCTTTGCAGCAGCATTCCCTCCCTGCGCATTCACCCCTTCAGTCACAGATACCTTGAGTTGGTCACCATCGGCTGTTTGTAATTGTCCAGAGTTGATAAGCGCCCCTGGCGAGAACTGCCGTCCCACCTGACTAATAATCTGTGTTGTTGCATCAGTGATATGGTGGATGCCTAACTTCATGCCACTGGCAACACCCTGGACCAGTCCTTCGCCCCATTTCAGAATATTCTGCCCTGGCCCTTTGCGAGCAGGAGAGGCGAATCCGAGATAGGCTTCGATTTCGGTTACGACTCCGACAACAATGTTGATGATATCGGAGAGAACGCTCATTACTCCATTGCCGAAGCCCGCCATGAAATTTTTGCCCCAGGCCACTGCTGATGCTGCAAGATTATCAAAGATAGGCCCAACCACCGACCAGACTTGTGAGACGACATTGCCAAATTGTGTCAGGATATCGATTACCCACTGGACAGCAGTGACGACGGCACCCAACGCATTCTCGACAAAATGCGTCCTCTCTTCCCACGCAGTAAAACTGGTGATAACATTCGTAATCCATCCCACAACTTTGCCAAAAATAGGCAGCAGCTCATTTCCTAGCGTGATCAGTAGTGCATCACTTGCAGCCTTCATGCGCGACATCTGGAAGTTGAACCCCTCTGAGGCCACAGCGAATGACATCGCAAGGGCTCCCTGCGAATGGTTGAGCGCGTCGAGATTGCTTGAATACGCCTTGACTCCAGTAGAAAGGGCATCGAATGCCTTGAGCGCTGTTGCGTTATTGCTCATGAGGGCGAGCAGCTTCTGCTTGTTCCCGTCAGTAATCTGGTTGAGGTAGGCCATTTTATCAGCCAGGTTCATTGAACTATATGCCTGCTCGTTAAAGGCGATGCCAAGCTTCTTTGCGTGTGCCGCTAATACATCCGTCTTAATGGCAACGGAGGTAAACAGGTTTGATAGATACGTCTGCGCTTTTTGCGCGTTAAACCCCTCATTCGTCATCGTGGAAAGTGCGGCACTTGCCTCAGTGAATGAGACGCCCGTTCCCTGGATGCTCACTGCAAGCTTAGAAATGACGTTCTTGTACTGATCCCACTGCATATTGCCTAACTGGACAGTCTTGTCCATAATATCGAATATGTTGGTCATGCGTGCAGTATTGGTTGCGGCGTTATCCGTTGCCAACCCAAGTGCGTTAAACACGCCGACAGCCGCATTCGCAACCGCTGTACCATCAACAGTTGTTCCTGCAACTGCCTGAAATGACATCTTTAGGGTGTCGAGAGCAATAGCAGATTTTGCTGCCTGATCAGTGATACCGCTAAATGCTGAGAGGATCGGGTAGAGCGCTTCAGCCAAATCGGTTGGTGAGCGCCCTACGGCAACCGACATATCCATGATAGACTTCGTGACTTTATCGACCTGATCTTTGGCGAGACCTGCATGAGCGACATTGGAAAGCATCGCTTGCTGAAAATCACCTGCCGCCTTCGTTGCTGCAATACCTATGCCTGCAATAGCAACACCTGCCGCCGCTGCCGCACCAACAACAGCCCCCAGGATGCCATCTCCTGCGAGCCCTTTCAGCCCGTCAGCGATAGCTTTAACGACAGACGTAGCTCCGTCAACAGCAGTGATATTCAAAAAGAGGCTTAAAGCACTATCCCCTGCTGCCATCAAGCATCCTTTGCCGTTTCATATCGTGCTCCTGCTGTTCGTGCATTTCTGCTTCAGCCTGCCATTTCGCCACCAGGCGTATGTGATGCCTGAGCACTTTGATCATTGGCGTTGCCATGTATCCGTGATACCCTCCAAACATCGTATAGAGTTCAGCCTCTATGATTTCAGCAGGGACAGACTCGTCAAGCTTGAGCTTTCCACTGTATGCCCGTTTGCAGAGTCCAAAAAAGCTTCCTGTTCCTCCTCTGTCATTGCCGTCGCTAACCCGTCGATCACCTCTAGAATGGCGTTGCTGTAGTTTGCAGGAAGACGACGAATATTGCTGTAATTGACAGGCACTTTTTGCCCATTCTGTACAAATGTCCAATCCTGGATCATGCGATCCAGCAGAGCAAAGCGACCCTTGCCCATCTGCACTTCAACATTTCCCTTTTTCCCTGACTGTCCGTATTGGTTGGTGACGTACTCCTGATCAGCAACCGTGACGGTTCCCTTAATCAGTGCCTGCTCATGCGCCTCCCAACGCCACTTCCTGCGAAATAGTGCTGCCGCTTCAGCATCACTAGGATCAGGGATAACAATATTTGCAACATCGTCAAATGCGCCCATAACTCTCTGTCTCTTTTCTCTTGTTAATGTGCTTTTACGTGGTGTACGAAGGTGGTTGCGTAGAAACAACTACCAGCCGATATGCGGCCCCTATCTCCGAGGAATATTCACATCTCCAAAGAATTTTGGCGGTTACGATGCCCTTCGAGGGGTCGCTCGTTGGATCAAAGGTACCATCAGTGCGAATAGGCAATGTCCATGTCCACGACTTGAAGTAGTTCGTACCACCCGTTGTGCCTATGTATTGCCCGAGAAATTGAAAACTCAAGTACTGCTTCAAGTTTTGCCTGAATTGTTCCCATTGCAGCATGTCGATGAAGTTGATGGTCAAATCTGCAAGGCATTCTCTTTTTCCGGTGTAGGCTCTGTTGAAGTTCTGTGAGTTGTTGAATGTCCAGTGCTCTTCATCGGGGGTCTTGATATCGACCTTGAGTTCCTGCACGTCGCCATAGTTGGTGGTCAGGGGAGTACCTGTAATCGCATCCATGAACATCAGGGTCTGCCAGCCAACAAGGGGCATATCATTCAGGTTCGCGCCAATAGCAGCAATGCGGTTCACACCAGAAAGAGGGGTAGTTGTCCGATCCCCTATTGGGAGCTTATCCTGCGCCTTCCCTTTTAGAGTGATCGTGGCTTCTGAATTGACCTTGATGTCAAACGAGCCGTCTGTGGCGAAGCAAAAGGGATGAGTCCATGAACCAGCGCCATCGAACCACTCTACGGCTGCCGTGTATTTTGCGCCACTGGAGAGGAAGGTGTATGACCAGCCGAAGACTCCTGTGATCGCAACGGTTGCCGCTGTCGTCACATTGGTAACACCTGATGCATTCACCGCTGTATAGATATTCGATGAGTAGTAGGTGCCTGCCGCAGGAATAGAGATTGACTCAGCGACGTTAGCTGTGCCCCCCACTGTTCCAGTAATCGTAACTGTGCCTGCTACGGTGAATGCAGTCACCGTGAGAATGAGGCGCATACCTGGAGCAGTTGGCTGAGAGGTAAGTGACTGTGTTGCCGAAAGAGGTGCCGCAGCCAGGAGCGATGTAGGAACTGCTGGTATTGACGCAGTAGTAGTAGGAGCCCCCATCATCATATACGGCCACCAGAGGCTTAAATCGCCGTACACGTCCTGCTTGATCTCATCGATGGTGGTCTCATTGGTCAATACCAGGATTTTCTTGTCGCGCTCAATAAGGGCATTGTGCTCATTTGGGCTGTATACCTTTGGCTTGCGCGTAGACTTCATACTTGATGGAAGCTGAAATTTGCCAGCTTGAATGGCATAGATAACAATCGTGCCGTTGGTGAGTCCAGTAGTAGTGACGTTTGTGATCGCGGTATAGGCATTCGCTGAAACGTACTCGTTGCTGGCAAGCTGAGCTGATTGCGTCTGCTGTGCAGTTGGTGCAGCAATGTTGTATGTTTCCGTGTTTCCAGGCGTCCCAGTCCCGGTAATAGTAACTGTACCCGAGGTAGTCCAGTTCGTAATCCTGATAAAGTAGCGCACCCCTGTAGAGCCAACAGGAGCGGTAATGCCTGTCAGCGTGGCAATAACGGGGGTTGAGGCGAGCGCCAGTTGCATGCCGCTGGTCGCCTCTAGCATGATGTTGCAGGTCCCCTTGGCGGAAGTTCCAGTTATGGGCATAGCCCCTCCTGTTGTTTACAGAAATGGCCTATGCCTCTAGGGACTATGGCTCTTGTTTATGTGCTATATCTTATTTCTTTGCCTGTGACTCTTGTGCGAGAGGAGAAGATACAGACAGAGTGCTTGTTTTGGCGATTGCTGAAGCTTTCTCCTGTAGGGGTTCAGTGTTACTGGTAGTCGTATTTGTTCCTGTCGCGTCAGGCTGAGCCAGGACTTTGCGCAGACGCACATCCACAACGGTCATCGTATCTTCATCGATATCTACTTCCTGCCCCGCATGCCATTCTCCAGGGATACCAGGGATCGTGCCTGTTTCATTGAATGTCCAGGTTTGTTTCTTCAAGACGCCTCTCCTTCCTCAAGTAGCCTGAGTTGCGGATGCCTCATGCGATCCGCGACCCTGCGTGTGATTTCATCGAATTCGGCATTGGTGAAGGTTGGTTCAATACGAGAAGGAGCTGCTATCTCGCCTTCGATTTCGCAAACATCCACAACCAATCGCGCTTCATAGACATGATTATTCACATCTACTGCTACCCAATCCACGCGCTTGATATGCGGGATTTGTTCATCAGTATCAGCATCGTAGGCTACTGCCATAAATGGCAATCCGTTAAATTTGATCTTGATACGTTTAGGTATCATCAAGAGATCACCCCCGGTGGTGGAACCACCCACTCGCTCCGAGTCATAATCTTGACTCGATATCCGCGTAACCACTGCTCGTCGCGTCGTACATCAAGATAGGCTCCTGACTTAGGCCGGATTTGCGCGTGATACACATTGCCTGCGTTCCCAATCGTTGCATGCTTCATAATCGGCTGCACTATTGCATCTCGAATTGCATAAATTTGTCGCGCATAGAGAGCCGTGTCCTTAGATACAAGTGCGAGTAGCATCCAATCCTGTTCATCTGTCACATAACCACCAAAGGTCTTATGCTGGCTATCATCATCTGTGCCATAGATTTCCAGGCATGCACCACCATTTGCTACAAGATTCGTAATGTCCTTAATTTCTTCAATTTGCGCCAGTGCAAAACTTTGACCAGACCCCCAGGTCAATGCCGACATATAGCCCTGTATGGCATCTAAAATTGCTGGTGTATTGGGTTGTGAAGCCATCAGTGCACCTCCACTATCATACCGGCATCCCCATTTTCGCAAAGGCTTCGGCTGCGGCCAGCCCCATTCTTTGCAGAATTTGATCGGTGTTCTGTTCCAGCGCAAGCACTAAATATGGCTTACCTGCTTCGTCATAGGTTCTTCCCAGACTATCGGTTCCAACAAATCCATCCTCCATACGGCGGCCATAGGGAGCGCCTACACCTACCTGTACCGCCATTGGACCATCGAGTATCGTCATGATCGTGGAAGCCAGTTGCCCGGTCGGATTGGTAAACGCAGTCCATGTATTCGCGACCGCCGCCTGCACAATGATGTCACCAATCTGCGGCATAGCTACGCTCATCTCAAGATCGAGAAAAGCGCCAAATTGTGCAAGTTTGACAATTGCCCCAAGTGAGGCCGGGTCAAATGCCACATTGATGAGTGGTTCACCTGCCATATTATGTACCTCTTTGCCTAACGCATATCCAATTCCAAGATCCGGTGAGCGGATTTGGTTCAGGATCACTGACAATCAAATATTTGCGGAGTGTGCCTGTTACCGCGTCATTGGTTACCTGATCCACCACATAATCGCGGAAGAGGATCAGTTGCGGATTTCCCATCGGCAGCAGGAATGTGAATGCCCGATAGGTAAAATGCGGGTCACTCCCCGCATAGGTAGCAGCTTCAGCAGCCTCAAGCTTGTCCATTTGTACCGTAATGTTGCTTGCAACGGGATTTGCTACTCCCGCTCGCGTCACATTTGCGCGTATAAATTCTGACATGCTAATGCATCTCCACCGCGTACTTTGCTAATATCTTCAGTGCTCGCTTGATCAAAATAGACTCGCCTGTCATATCGCCACGCAAAACAGCCGAGATATGCACGCCTCCACTGCCGATGTCAGGTGCTCCAATCGGGTTATTGCGCTTGGCAAGCAGATCAGACGTTGCCAGGATTGCCGCCTCCTTCAAGTCTGGAGGTAGCGCACTGTAGACATAGCCAGCCTGGTAGGTAAGAAACAAATCGGCCTCTGTGTTGCGATCAAACGGCACCTGCACCAGGTTGGTCGGCTGTCCTCCACCTTGCCCTGGAAGCGGTTTAAGCACGCGAATGCTACAGAGCCGCTTGTTGCCATCGAATGAGATCGTCGTGGTGTCATAGCCCACGCTGGACTGCGCAGCCGTCGTAATCGATAGCGCTGAAACACCAACCACAGGCCAGTGACGCGGGCGAAAGGTCAGGCTACCACGATTGTTGATGCAGGCGCGCGACGTTGGCATGGTGAGCTGTTCAGCGGTGTAGGTGGACAGCAGCAGTGATTGGTAACATTCTTTCTCCATCCAACCAGAAGCCGCGATGATCTGAGCCGCCAAACTTCCGAGCACTCCATCGGTGCAATACGGCGTCCCGTTCGCATGCGCATACGTCGTTGCCGTTGTGGTAATGCTGGTTGCTCCTACCGCTGCCGTAGTCGTTGCCGTGAGCACCTCCGTAGAAGATCCATCAAACACTGTAATCTGATCATCGACATTCACCTGCACTGTCAGATTGGGGCGTACAGGTAGTGCGGTCACACCGGGGGCAAGCGTGCCATTGAGCCGCCCAGAGTTCCCTATCAGGCTGGCCCACTCTAGACCAGATGTTGCCTGTTTCCAATCAACCCAGGAGATGTAGGTGTTCACCATGTGCTAAACGCGCCTCCAACTCAATGTCATGGTGCCTCTTCTGGCAAATCATCAAGCAAGAAGATTTCTCGAATGTACGTAGTATGGAGCCAATGGCTCTTGACGCGTGGCGGCTTCATGCGTTCAGCGCCCTTAATCGGGATGAAAAAATTATCGATGGTAGGATCGAGAATGGCACGTACCAGGGACACAGGCAACTGCTCATTCAAGCAGCGCACACCATCAGCGTCACTCCCACTAATGAGCAGTTGCACGTTGAGCATGCTTTCCCCTTGCCCACCGGCTATCGCAAGTTGCTGCAATGCCTTTGGTGTCTTTGGGGCTGGTGCCTCTCTTTCCTCCGCTCTAAGAGGAGCAGGCGTATCCCTCTGTGCTGCTTTCGCCTTCAATCAATGTATCCTTTCGCGGTCGCTGCCTACGAGCCACCAAGTTGCTTGAGACGCACGTCAATGCTAGCCAGATGCGTCTCCGTTTGTGCCGCCACGAAGTTGCCAACACGTGACGTGGCCGTAGTCGTGCGCGTGACGTTGTGTGCTGTCGTACCACCTCCGAACTTATACATGTGGAGCAAATCTACATAGCTCGTGAGTAATGCCATTGTGGCATCATCAATAGTGCCTGCTCCTGCATCTGCAACCGTCTCAACCAATGCACGTTTGAGAGCAAGTGCCCTGGCTGCAACATTTGGCTGTCCGTCAATGACTGAACCTATGGACATATGGATTACTCGCTTTCAGAAAGGGATGGATGGGTGTAACCATCTCATCCATCCCTGTACTCATCCATTCACGCTATATACGTCTCATCACACGCCGACTGCTGGCTGTATACCTGAAACGAGTCCCCAACCACCCTGGAATTGGTTCACAAGTGCCTCGTCCACAAAGATGCCAAAGCCCCATGTCTGAGTATTAGCTTGAGTAGGCGGATAATCAATACTTGTGTAGTCCTGATTCACCATCATGCGGAATGGTGGATCTTGTACATCAGGTGCAGGAAATGGAATAGAGAAGGAACCGGCAACAATGGTTCCTTGCGGTAGGTAGGGTAACGTGACAACCTGCATGGTCGTACCCGTTACCTGATTCAATATGTGGGTCACTTTCTGACCTGCAACAAGGCTCCGAATGCCGCCTGCGCTCTGTGGTTCCGCCAAAACACGAAAATTGCTCGCAGTGCCAATCAGGTTATCGATGGTGACGGCTTCAACTGGAGAGACGAACAGATGTGTTGGGTCGGCCATCGCCTGAGAGAACATCTTGCGAAGCAGAAGTTGGATGTCCTGTAGTGCAAGCAGTCCAGTCGTTGCGGCAGGCTGCACGATCACGCTTGTCATGCCTTGCTCTCCCACGCTCAGGCCAGTACCTGCGTTGGGATTGAGGTAGCAGAGGCTTACCATGCCATCAAAGACATTGGTTGCAACGGTGGAGGTATTGCCAGCCGTGACCACCGCGCTATAGGCCACACCAGAAGTTGCAATCGTCGTGAGCAGGGCCGTGACACCCATCGTGCCGACATAATCGGCAGGCTGTGCCGGGAGACCCGTTGGCGTAAAGTTCGTGGTGATTTGACGATACATCGCTGTGTTTGCAGGCTGTGTCGCCCCGGTGCCCACATAGACATTGTACCCGGTTGCACCAATCACGCCTGAGAAGGTGATGGAGATGGAACTGGTTGCACCGGTAGTGGTGACTGATTTGGCCGTCGCGGAATAGGCCAGTGTCTCACCTGCCGCATTGGTTGCGGTAATCAGTATCCAGTACGTCAATGCCGCAAGGGAACCGCCCGTGGTGCTCCCAGTGAGCAGAGGAGGAAGCGGAGGCCAGAGTTTTGCAGCCCCATTGATGATCCAGTTTTCCTCTTGCAATTTGAGCGCATACACCAGCTCAACTTTGCGCCTTGCCAGCATATCACCTTCTAATGCCCGTGAGCGCCATTGCGCCTGGAACGTTACACTGTTGTATTCAGCAATGGTCTGGTACGCAGATTGATAGTTGTTCAGGGTATACACAGGGCTATCAATGGTTGTACTACCGTCCGTCGTGCCGCCCCAGTGTGTCTGCGAGAACGGGCCTTGCTGGTTGAAGATGGAAAGCACGCTTTTCCAGTGCTCTATATCAGTACCGCGTCCAACCATGCGCGGGGTTAACTGTACCATTGGCGCTTGAACGGGAAAGATGACCTTTGCCGGGGTCTCAAGCACGTATGGAGTAAATCCGGTTGAGGTGGTAATGGCACGTTGTACGTCACCTTGTGCCTGACCCACCGTATCGGCAATCAGTTTAGAACTGAATGGGCCAATCTGGTCGCGGCGCATTGGGACAATCGAACGTGTCTCCTCTGCTGTTTGTAGCATGTCGCCATAACGATGCATGTCAAGCGTGCGGATATAATTCATGCTCTCCGCTGCCATGCGTGGATCAGGCCGGTACGCATTGGCGCTCACAATCGCATCAGGCGGTGACTGCTCGCGGTGAATAACCGCTGGGGCGTCTCCCATGATTATCTTATCTCCCCCCGTTCTGACCGACGCGTTTGCGTTCAAGGTACAGCACGGCATCTATTTGCTGATTTTTATTTAAAATGCCTGCCCGCGAAAGTTGCTCAACCATGCGCGTCTCCATTGTGAGTGGATCGGCGTAGGGATCAGGGCTGGGCTGGTTGTGAAGTGCGGCAGAATTGATCAGTGGGCCACCTGGCATCGGCTGTGCAGCTATGCGCTCGACTAAATCTTTTACCCCGGTCAAAACCGAGCGTACTTCATCCAGTTCGGCTAACTTCTGCTCAAAAGCCCCAAGTCGGCGTGTCAATTCAGGATCAGACAGTTGCGTGATAGTGGTAGGCATGGGTGTATCGGTTGTGGCAAGCCGCGCGGCAATGCCATTCATACGGGTAACAATCGGTGACATGTGGCGTGTGATCTGGACTTCCACATACTTCATGATGCCAGTACCAGAACCGTCTCCTCCTGCTGCATCATGGTCGGTATCCAGGCTTGAAATGATATCGATATCGCCATCGCCATCGGGGTCAAGGACGCGAAGCGCAGATTGGCACTCGTCGCAAGGACAATTTGCCAGTTGCTCACGCAGTCCCGCCAGCACGTGATCGCGAGATTTATGCATGGAGGACATCGTACCCGCACCAACACGCGCGCCAACACGTGTGACATCTGGGGTTGCTTGCTGTGGTGCCGCATCCGCCTCTTCCGAAAAATCAAGCACATCGGTTGCCATGCCGTCAGCGCGCACAACCTTTACATCACAGCCAGGGCAGGAGGGATTGTCAACCAGGCTGACTTCTACGAGGTCATAGCGCTCTAAAAACGGCACTTCTTTGCCGTTGTACGTGCGCTTGCCCCATTTGCCGTTACGCGCGCCAATGGAGGCACCGGCAAGCGTGCCATCAAGCACCTTCTGCCAGGTGTCTTCAGCGCCACGTGAGACACGGAGCACCACGTCGATAGCTTTCTCATCCTCAACCGGGTCCCACTTGATCGCGCGACCAACGGCCTTGGTTGGGTCATGCATTTCCCTGATGTTGCCACGCCAACGCTGAAAAGCATCCTTTGAACCGTCAAAGCCAATCACCGTTTCGTAACTGTCAAAGGCTTCGGCAGTCGCGCGAATCACCACCTCACGCTTCGCACGATCCACGCGCAAAATAGGCGCATAAATTGTGGTTTCGGTAGGCAGCGAGCGCACAATCTCAGGGGCATCAGCCTTGTGTGTCTCCTCGCCTTTTGCCTGCCAGTTCCCATCAAGGTGCGTGTGATCATGATGGTGGTCAGCATCGTCCTTGTGCTCATGCTTATGCTCGTGTGTCTCGTCGTCACCCTGCGAACTAAAGGCGCTGTGAGTGTGGATGTGGAGACCTGTAAACTTCGCGTGGCTTCCATCAGGATTGATGACCAGTCCTGGATCTCGTTCGCGGGTAATATCTGGGGATTGCGCAGCATCGCGTCTGCCACCGTCCTCGTCCTGCCAGGATTGAGGAAGGATAAAACCCTTTCTTTTTGCGATGCTGATAGCTTTTGCTTTGACGGCAGCGGGATCGTCTGCATGCCCGATGAGGTGAGCCGCAGCGTCTAAATGATCCTGCGTATCGATAGGAAACGACTGATCTGGCCCCGCGAAATCCGAATCATCAATGGCGTCCCGATCTTTTTGTGTAAGAGAGCGTGCAATGCCGAGGCGCTGACAGAGGGATTGAGTTGCAGGAGGATATATTTCAAGGTGTGCAAGTGTCGTATTTGTGCCCATCAAAAAGACCAGTCCTCTCAAAAGACTGGCCTCCGGGTCTCTCTGCCTCTGGACCTTACATGGTATTTACTTTTTAGAAATAGATGTTATAGCAAGCATAACACATTGTTATGGACATTGTACAGATGTGCAGACTGCAATGTCACTCATAGCAGCCACGCCCAACTCCTCGGCTCGTATTCAGACGCAACGTGAGGATGAAACACACCCTGTTCGTGCAGGAGCATCATTTCGTAATCAGCACAAACCAGTTCCATCATCTGCACTTCAAAATGATAGCGTGGGTCATCTCTCCTCATCACGCCTTGCAGTTGCTCATCAGCCCATTGCTTCCAATCTATACGCTCATCGCACATGCGCAGTTCCTTTTGTACCAATGTTACAAACTGCTGATGCCCGTCGCGCGCCTCCTCTTCCGTCTCATGGCGTTGAAAAACACCAAGTTTGACGTGACCAGGGAGATTGCCGAAAGGATACACCATGCTCTCGCCGTCTATAAAGAGCATGGTCTCATAGTTGCCAAGTGGCCCGGTATAGCCTGCTTGTTCATCATACATACGCTGAATATGCTTCAGGTTGTCCAGTGTTGTAGTTGAAATAGTGTAATTGTTTCCTTTAAATCGGAAGGATGTCACGCTCACTGACCCGACGCATTCCGGTGGTATAGACTCAAATGTGTTCATCCGGCTATACTACCACACTTAGGCTCATCCTCACTCATAACATTCCCCTCAAAGTCTGTTTGGTGAGAGGTGAAGATTCGCACTTCACATGAAATAGTTTGCCTGTGCGTCGGTCAGGTTGCTATTCCTTGCTTCCGATTGGGTCCGACTGCCTACCCTCAAAGCTTGGTCTCCTCGAAGGAGAAAGCGTCTACCGTTTTCCGCCATCTCTCACACGGCAATACTACCACACTCTGGCTTGTCCTGCACCACTTTTTGACGCATCGCCTCCAACTCTTCCCAGGTCGTCACGTCGATACGCTGGCAGGTTCTGCACTTGATTTCGATGCCAGCACGACTCAAGACCATGAGCAGGCGATGATCGTACTCGCACTCAATACGTTGTGCGTTGGCTCCTACGGATTTTCTCATGCTCTCCTCATTAATTTTTCCATCGGTCGCACACTGTCTCGTAGCCTCTATGCGACACAGGTATACTTGTACGGCACGTCCCTTTTGACGTATAGAGAATGCATTCGTTTGTGTAGTAGGTATAGGGCTGCTGGTGGAACTGGAGGCAATTCTTTGCAAACCAGACTTGATACCAGATAGCACCTACCACAATCGTAAGGACGATAGCCACTACACCAGCAATCATCAGATATGTTTTCAATTCATCCCTCGCTAGACTGCATTCTCACTCCCTAAAAAAAGCGTGTCCCTTTCTTTTGCCCGGTCGAACACGACACGCACATCACCTATCGTGCGACACTCTTCTAGCTCACGAGCAATGCGAGCATGCATATCCGCTGGAATGAGCGTGGAGGTGAACACGCGTACCGGTCGCTCTGCTTTTACGTCATGGACAGCACATGACCGCCATCGATTGAGTTCGAGGACGATATCGCGTGGCGTCGTGCCTGGACTCTCTGTTTGTACTTCAGCTTGATCTCTTGCCTGCGCTTGCTTTTCGATGAGATGTAAAATCTCTGCGAGAGTATAGCGCCGCTCACCCGCTTGGCTCGTATTCCCCTGCGCTTGCTCCCCATGCTCTGCTGCTGTCGGATTTGTTTTCGCCTGTTGTGCTTCAATGTCATCGTCTGGTAGTTCCTCCTCAAAATCAGCACTCTGTGCTGATCGTTGCATCTGCTGTACGACTTGTGGCCGCAGGTTCTCGGCACGATCCAACCGTGTGAGGATCTCCTGCACCTGTGCCATGAGGCGAGCAACGGCAGGACTCTCTTTCTCACCTTCGCTTTTACCACCGCTGGCTTCCTCTGGTGGTGCGTCACTACCTGCTACTGGTTGCTGTAGTTGCGGATTAGCAGCCATGTCAAACCCGGCCAGTTTCGCGGCATTTTGCGCGTCTCGCATGGCTGGATTAGCCATATCGTCGAGAAAGACCGGACCGTCCTTGCCCATGAAGACGCGCCCGATGTACGGGGCATCCGGTTCCTCTGGAAGTTTCAGCAACTTGGCGGCATTGGTGAGGCCGAGGATACCCGCCCCCACAAGTTGCGTATAGGTTGCAGCTTGTGCTTGTGTATCTTCGTTTTCCTCGTAGCCCTTAAAAGACACAATGAAACGCTTCTCACCAAAATACTTCTGCAAGATCATGGTAAACAGACGTGCATAGCGCTTCATGAGTGGACCCATCGCGCGCCGGTACACAACATTCTCCTGACTGTCACCAGTAGAGCGGTTCACATCATCGGTAAAGGCAAGTTCCGCCATAGTCAGGCCATGACAGGCTGCGGCAACATTCAAGACGAACTGATCAAGCTCCATGTGAATGTCGTCAGAGTCCGTGACCGCCTTATACTCGAAGCCGCGCGGCAAGACCTTCAGACGAGCGCGCAGTTCATCGTTGCCAGCCATCACGTTGTTGAGTTGCATCTCCCAGGCTTCAATCTCCTCTTGTGACCACTGCACATCCATCGTCGGCGAAATAAAGCCGGGTGGCAGCGTGCCATCGGTGAAATGTGCCAGATCCTTCGTCTGTTTTCGGAGCGCCACATTGATGTTGAGGATAATGCGCTCAGTACGTGAGCGGCCATACACACTATCAGTTCGCTCCGTCTCTTTGATGTAGATCAGGTCATCGGAGGTAAGCAGGCAGGCAGGCACACCATGCACAAATTGCTCGTAAGCCGGGAATGGTGCTTGTGGCTTGCGTCCACGATCATCAACAAGCGGCTTCACCATTTGGGCGTCGATCAGATCCAGGCTGTAGAGGCGTCCAGCCCTATCCTTGCGTGGATAGATAGCAACCGCATCGATCTCCAGTTGATCTTTCACGGCCATCTGTATCCAGGAATGCAAGTCATGATCTCGGTCAGGGTAAGCGAAGAACTCTTTGTAGGTTTCGATGTCATCCTCATACATCGAAATATCCCCATCCTCTCCAATGAGGCTAGGGATCGGGGTAATATCTAGCTCTAGTTGCGAGATATAATCAAACCAGACCTGCTGGCACATCTGAATGCCGTAGTACATCGTGGAGAGCGCCCGTAAATCCGCAAAGCTGTATATTTCCGTAGAACGTGGCAACTGCCCGATATTGTACCCAACGGTGTAATCATATACGCGAGGTCCCGATTTTGGCACAAGTCCGGGGACTGGCCTAAGCGGAGCACCAGGGGAGTACATGGCATCCTGATTTGCTTGCGGACCCATGTTCTGATACATGGCCTGAATCACTTTGTCATTGATTGGAGTGAAGTTCGTCGCGCCTTCCTTAATATGTGGAACCCTTGCGGCACGTTGCTCTTGCGGCATATTCTGCGTTATCACACTCTTCGATTGCGAACGTCTACGGCGTCTGCTCATCATATCCACCTTATCTGATTATTCTCAACAAAGTAGTGGGCAGCGCATGGGGTTGCAATGCTACCGAAGCAGCGCAATGATGGAGAGAGGGTGATGGTGCCATCTGCGTTTTCTGTGACCTCGTGATTGATAAGGCTTGCCTTCCCGCCACATGCAGGGCAGGCAATATACCATGTGGTCTCGGTCGGGAATGGGCGTCCCACTTCACCGGGCTTGTACGCCATAAGGCTTCTATCGTCGCGTATGACTGTGACTTGTGTGAGTCTATCCATCAGCGGTACTCCGGTCTGTGAGCATAGATGTCAGGTGAAAGATGTGTATCTGCATCGACAATAGAGACAGCGTATGCCGCTCGCTTATCCACTTCTTCTTGAGACACAATGACGAGCGGTGTCTGATCAAGTCTGCATATCCTGTTCATCGCTTCGTCAAGTTTCTGTTGAGCCGCCAGGAGGCCGATTGCCTCAACATAGTGGTTCCATGCAATCTTGTATTCCGCTACGGCACGCTCATAGCGTTGTAAGGCTTGCTCAAACACTTCTTCAGGATACATCTGATTGCGCCTCCTTGTGATAGAGAAACAGCATCGTTCCCTGTGGAAGTCTCTCACCACGGATATAGCTCGTCTCTTTCATGTGAGTCTCTGACCAGTATTGATGATTGTAGGCACTTAAAAGGATAGTGCCTGCAAATTCTCCAGGAGCATGACATCCCCAACAGCGGTTACGAAAAGAGATAGCAAAGAGACACGCGCGCAAATCATCACTATTCAGGAGCAGATAGTCAGGAACAATCCTTTGCTGCTCCCAAAACTCGACAAGAATGGATTGAATGCCTCGCAGACTCACAACCTGCCATCCAGTCTTTTTATCAGTCTCCGTTGGCAGGGGATACGTAGCAGATTCAAACTGCGCAATAGTCTCATCAGAGAGAGAATGATAATAGTCGGCATACTTCCCATTGAGCCACGCAAAGAAATCTTCTAATTCCGTATCACTATAGGTCTTCAGGTTGAGTGTGCTCATGCCCATCTCCGTTCATAATCACCACCAGACATTTTCTCGCGCCACTTCTTACCAAATGCAATCCCAACAATACCGGCCTCATCTGCTGCCATCCCTTTTACCAATGTCAGTACGGGTATGGTGATCTGCTTGCCACATCCCATGCACTGATAGCAGTGATCGCCTGACAAACTATCGCTCCATGATGCAAGCTTCGGATGGTTGCAGGCCTCTTCTGTTGTTGCCAAATCTCTCATGTTCATCACCAGAACCACTCGTTGCGTTGCTTCTGTATTTTTTCTTTTGCCGTTTCCTTGGCTGTCTGTCTGTCCGTTAGATCGGCCACAAGCGCCTGCATGCTGATACCAGCAGAAACCTCATCTGCCGCCATGCTACAGCCATCAACAATATCATCGTGCCCTCCCAGTGGAAATGTGAGCAACTCGGGCTCAACCGTGGCAAGATATGGATCACCTTGCCTGAAAAAGAACTTTCCATTCTCCATCCAGATCGCAGGGGTCGTGGCTCGTGCCACCTTGTCCTTCACCGGTTTGTACTCACGTACTGGAATAGATACACGCGATGGATCTACCCCAGGCTGTCCCACAATTTTGCAGTAGCCCTGCTTTTCCACGGCAAATTTGAAGAAGCCCGCATCACCTAGTACCTGCACCACATACCGATCAGGACCATAATAAGTAATATAGTTGTGCGTAAAGTCATCACGCACAACAAATGCTTCAACACCGGGCAATTGACGAAGTGTGCTATCCAATGCTTCAGGACTGGCTACCTCAACGATAAAATCAGTGAGATTCTTTGGCTCATTTTTGAGCTCCTGGATAAGTGCAAGCTGATAACCCACTGACTCCACTTTTAAGAAGCGTGGTTTCAGGCGATGGTAGAGCAGGCGTAAGATTTTCTGCTGCTGTGGGTTGTCCAGATGATCTCTGATTTGCTCAATGAGCAACAAATCATTCTGTGGAGTTACGTCATAGGTCTGGATAACGGTATAGTCGGCTGTTTGCTTCAATGAGATAGCCAGGTCAACGACGGTGAAGCGCCAGCAGTCAGATTTCAGGATGGAACACGTGCCCTGAGCCGTCTCTAGTAGATAGGCTTCTGGTGTCTCCGTAAAATAGCGAAACCACTGCTTTTTGAAAATGGCCCCGCCAGCAGGCACAGGCGATTGCTGGTACTGCGATGCATAGCCAATAGATCCGAGATCGCGCTTCAATCCATCAAGTGTTGATTTACTAAATCGTTCAGGCCAAAGAAGTTCTCCTTCAACTGTCCTGGGGTCACTCCATCCAATCGAGGTAAAACACTTTCTTGAAGGATCGTATTCAGCGGGTAGGTCAAGATGCACCCAGTCAGGACGTTCTCGCAGAATATAGCCACATACGTCTTTTTCGTGGATACGCTGACCTACAACTGCCATTGCATCCTTCTCAGCATTATTGAGTCGGTTTGACCACACCTCGCGAAACCACAAAACCGCCGTTTCACGCTGCACATCGCTGTGAGCATCATCTGCTGAGTGAGCATCATCTATGACCAGTTTTGAGCCACCGTCACCAGTGGCTGATCCTGCAACAGATAAGGCGAGCTGGAAACCTTTCTTGTCATTCTCAAAAAGACTTTTCATCTTCTGATCGGAGGCAAGGCGGAATACATGTCCATACCTCCTCTGAAACCAGGGGTCCATGATGAGGTTGCGCCGCCGCCGATTATCACGCATGGCTAAACTTTGCTTGTAAGATGCACACAAAAACTGATCTTCTGGAAGAGTAATCCAGTCCCATACAGGCCAAACAACAGAAATCGTGGTGCTTTTTGTGTGTCGTGGGGGAATGGTTATCACGATTTTGCGTATCTGTCCCGATGTAACCGCCTGCATGTGTTCGCAGATAGCTCCAAGACACCAGCCATCAACAAATGGCACACCTGGCTCAACAAGATGCCATACATCTTTGAGAAACTGCTTGAGAGAGCGTTTCCCTAAGTCGGCACTGGCAATACCTTGCTCATATTCGAGTCGCACCAATCGTTTGAGGCGTTCAGGATTATCAAGAATGGTCGCCATCTTGCTCCTTTCGCTCCTTCAACTGTGCAGCTAACCCCACGACCAATTGCAAGTCCTCTTCAGAGAGATCTTCTGTATCTCTCTTCATCTCAATAGGTCCACCGTCTTTTCCTGTCACGGCTATTTGCTCAGTAGAAGCACCACGCGCCACACGCTCTAGATCTGTTGATAATTTGAGCAATTGGACAGCAGCCACCGACCCAAAGGCTTTTGCCTCAATGAGTGCCTTGATCTGTTCTATTGCACGCACCTGCTGAGTTACCCCTATTTGTGCATGACGCTCGTTCATAGCTTCGAGAGCTTTAGCACGCTTCTTGCGCTCCCTTTCAGCCTGTGCTTTGTCTCGCTCGATAACCCTCTCCTGCCAGCGGTGCTCAGTTGACCACTTTTTGAGACGCGAGAGAAGAGTTGCCTCAGTTGGTATGAGTTTAGTACTGCCCTGGCTGTTCTGCTGTGCTGTGATCTCCCGGTGCATCGTTTGAGCAAGCAGCGCTAAGGTGCGATCTTCATGAAGATCGTAGTACCGCTCGAAGGCCAAAGATGCTTCAGGAGTCTCACGCATGCGCTCCCTCCTTTCCGTCATGCAAACGCTGAACCGTCTCGCGTGCCCTCCCCTTACGAGGTCCGATGATCGAGAATATTCTCGCCAAATCACACGGCGTGTTGGCGTAGGGATCGCTATAGGCTTCAGGAAGAATCACACCAGACTGCTGTAAATAGCGTGTGGCAAAATCGCTACAGTCCCACCTTCCCTTAACGCCCCATCTCAATTTGTTGTTTGGATTTAGAAACTTGATTATTTGGAAGATCACATCCGACCATCCATACTTCCTTCCTCGCTGCTGCATAGCCCACAACAGCCCATGTAAAACATTCGACCCGGTGGTATAGGGCGCGATATCGATGGCAACATACGTGTCTGGATCAAGCGGCAGAGGGTGAAGCGCAATCCCATCGAGACGAGCGCCAATCATATGCTCATCGTCCAGTGCTATCTCAACGTGCACATAAGGCCCATGCGTCACGAAACTGATGAGTCGATCCCACCAGGAGCCAGTGGAGTAGAACAGCAGGATATTCCCGCGCAGATCAGGCATGCACCACCTCCTCGGCACGTTCTAGGAGCGTGGCAGCCTGTCCCGTTTCCTTCTCCCAGCGAGAGAGCACCACATTGATATAGTCTGCACTCAGTTCACACCCTATAACAGATCTATCACCCAATCTCTCAGCGGCAATCACGCTGATACCAGAACCAAGAAATGGATCGAAGATCCAATCCCCCTCATGCCCAAATTCGGTAAAACAATAGGAAGCCAGAGCGCAGGGTTTTTGGCTCGGGTGTACTCTCTTCTGTCCATGCTCACTTGCCTTGAGCATTCCATTCCACATATGCCGAAAAATGCGTACAGCCCGATCTGCACTACACCATGCTAATTCAGCATCAGCGAAATTGCCTGTATTCTCCTTATCCCAGACAATCCAGCACTTTGAAGGAGGGAGAGTATTCGCATAGTAGTTTGCACCCCACCAGACGTGCACCGCACCTGGAAACAATTCTAGGCAGATTTGAGAGGAGACAATAGCCGTCTCTGTGGTGTCATCACCAATAATCGGGGCATACTTGCCAACGTCCACCACGTTCGCGGCTCCGTCGGAGCCGCGAACGGACCTGCTTCCAAAGGGCTTGGCTCCATTGGGGGAGCCAAGCCCTTTGGAAGCAGGTCCGTTCTTTTTCTCCTGCCATTCTTCAAGATAGGATTTGCCGGTCTTTCTGATGTGGGAGGCGGTGCCTCCCACATCACCGCGTGTCCGGTTTTTTACGCCGCCGAAAGGAATATCATAGGCTTCACCGCCACCAACGGATACGTTGGTGGCGACAATAGAAATGCCGTAGGGAGGATCTGCAAAGACGAGCGAGATATGCTTCTTGCCAATAAGTTTTTGCACAGCATCGATATTACAACTATTCATACAGGCAATGATGTGCCTGCCTAGTTGCCATACATCGCCAACCTGAACACGTGTCTGTTCCTCATCAACTTCTTGCTCAAATTCGTCTTCCTCATCACCACCACCTCCGTACCCGGCAGGTTCATCACCGAGTGCCTCCAGCATCTGCCGCAGCGCCTCATCATCAGTGCCGAGTGTTGCTAGGTCATACCCTGCATCCTGCTGCCCTTGCAAAAGTTGCACGAGGATGGACTCATCATCTACAGCCTCATTGGAGAGAAGGTTGTCCGCTGCAAGTATGCCATCGATATCCTCTTGCAGAGTGCTCTCGGGTAGGATATCGGCCCTCACGCGCGTTACACCGCGTTCGCGCATAGCCTGGACAATACCATGACCAGCCACTTGTATATATTGTCCACCCGGACGCTGCCACACTACCACTGATCGGTACTGTGAGAAGCGCTCATGAGACGCCTTGAGCTTCTTGATTTGTGGATCAGGATGCTCCCGATAATTCCTGGGATGAGGCTTAATCGCCTCAATAGGAATAACACTGTTGACGATCTCAGTCAAAATGGCTCACCTCTTCCTCCTCAGTTCTATCCAGTCCTGCGGCGTCTCAAGCACTGGTATCCCCATCCGTCGCATCGCCGCCTCACTCTTTGCCAGCGAGCGCGCAATATCGGCCTGATCCATCTCGCCCGATGCACACAACTTTATGAGATTACGATAGCCATTGGTCAGGATCGCAAGGTGATAGGACATGCTCGGATGCGCCTTCAACACCTGCTGCACTTCTAGGTCTTGGGCCGATACCAAGTCAGCATCAACCATTTTCATACCCTCATTCAAGAGTTTCCTCCTCTCGCTTCGACCCAAGCACCAACGCCAGTTCGCTGATCGCATGCCAGACCAGCATCAATCTCGCCTGCTGCTCTGTGGCCTCAATCCGATGGTGGATGTAGTTGTGGATCGGCATGAGATCGATACGAATAGAATCGATCAGGGCAAGGGCATGCTCTGTGTCTATCGCTGGCACCAGTTTGAGGTGTGCACGTACTTCCTTGACTTCAGACTGGACACTCAGCAGGACTGAGGATTGTTTGTTAAGGAGATTACGCTGATGCTCCAATTCCTTAAAACTGGCCTCGTTCACATGGTAATCAGACTCTGCAAGAAGCTCGCCATGTGCTGCAACCTGATTCTGGCCTACTTGCAAAATTGGTAGGCCGAATAGTTGCACAAAGTTCCCGACAAGCAGAAGCAGTGCATACGGGGCCGGGTCAAACGCCTGCCTACCGAGTATCTCCTGCAAGAAGATCCAGACGACGCAGCCAAAGACCAGCACATAAAAGAAATATATAGAGCCATAGGCACTGGTGAGCATGGTCGCGATACGGTTATTGAGGGTGCTACGCTTAATCTCATCATGCAAGAGGTTGACATTGGCGTGGTGCAGATCGCCTGCATGCCGACGATAGAGCAGGTCAAGATGCTTTTTGCTCACCGTCTCGTCCTCCATTGCTTCCGTGCACAGCAGTCGCAGGAGTAGAGCACAGCATACCCTGTCTGCCGAATGCGCCGATAGCTGTGTAGCCCAATCAAGCACAGAAAACGTTTCACATGCGTCATTCCCGCACCTCATACAGCACGCCCCTGAAACGCCTGCCATTCCACTGAAAATCCCACTCCATCGAATCACCAGGGATTGCCACTGCGAGATACTTCGTTGGCACGCATACCCCCAACGAGAGCGACCCATTACAGCACTCTTGCCCACTGAGCACATACTCGTAGCCCTTGAAGCTGCTGGCAAAGGGATAGCCACACGTTGGGCACATCTCCACCAGGCGTTCGACAAGGCTGGCCTGCATGCGATCAGCGGGCGTTGTCGTGCGAATGCTCGTCTGTGTGTAGGGCACAAGCGTTGTCATGCGAGCGATGTCAGTCACCAGGCACCTCCTGATCGAACGCATCACGAAACACGTCAGGGATAGGTGTCTGCTGTTCAGCATGCTCCACATGCGAGAAGACAGGATCATACTTGCTATGACCAGTGCAAAACGTCGGTGCGCGGAGTTCCAGGTTCGTGACAAAGTAATGGATCTGATACCACTGCCCGCCGTGCAATGCGAGCAAAGAAGGCATGAGGAAGTGACCACAGAGCGGACAGCGTACTAAGTCCGCAGTAATCTCCACCGGAAAGCGAGCGTGGATATACGGATCGTCGCTCACGCCGTCACCTCCTCGCTCATCCAGGTAATCTCACACTTGCCCCACTTCGACAGCTCCTCGGTCATCTCCTCGATGTTGCGGAAGCTTGAGCGTGGCGCATAGTAGGTGTCGATGACGACGTGACCAGTACGCGCGAACTGGACACCAACGGCGTCGTAGCGCTGGTAAGGTGTTGCGGGTCTGCGGCGCTTTGCGTTATCGAATATGACGATGAATACACGCACGTCAAAGCTCATCAGGCACCTCCTTCCTGCGTTCCCACGTGTCTATATCCTTTTGCACTTCTTTTGCAATAGCACGCATCGTATAAATATGTTCATCTATCAACGACTGTTTATCTTCTGCCTGATACCATGCACGATTCACCATCTCGCGCAAACTTCTCAAAGCATCAAAGACCTTACCTCTTCCTCGTCGTGTTTCTGTGAGCGTATACTCGGCATCGATCATGTGAGTTCACCTGCCTTCCCACAATTGCGCAATACCAGCATCTACCACAGATGCATATGTACCATTGGAAACATATTGTTTCAGCTTTTGCAGTTCCCGCATCATATGGGTGGTCTTTTCTATGGCTTCATCCAAACGCTGCCAGGAGTCGGCATCGAAGGATTGTGTATCGACTAATGAGGGCAAGTGATTGAGAGCCACGCGAATATTATTCGTATAATCACGCATCGCATCAGCAAACTTCACATTAATGCGATCAGCGTTCTCACCCTCCAGATTTTCAAGCATACGGGCCTGCGCTACTGCTCGCTCGTCGTGAAGTTGTTGCCGATAGCTGTCACGTTCACGCTGAAGTTGCCGATGCTTTTCTTCCAACTTGCGGATATGCTCTTGAAGATTCGGAGGAACAACTTGCTTTTCAACAACCTTCTCAACAATTTGAGGCTCCTGCTCAGCAAGTTGTTTGACTTTCTGTTCTGCCGCTAGCCGCGCTTTTTGCGCTTCTACTAATTGCTGTTTCACATAAGCCACCTGGCGATCAATGGCAGCAGTTCTTTCCAGTGCAGAACGCATCTCATCGCGTGCAATCTTCTCTGCTCTCTGGTACTCCGCAATCTCTTTAGCCTTCTTTGCGGTAATCTCACCTTCGATCTGTTTGCGCAGCAGTGCTTCATCAACAGCATTCTGAGGATTAGGAGCATTAGCAAGTTCGTACTGAGCACTTATAGCAAAATCTAGATGCAAACAATTGTTTGCATCTAGATTTTCATAAATCTTAATAAGCCGCTCCGCATAAACACGACTATAGCCAAAGCACGCTTGTACCCAATTTTCAAAACCCCGCTTATGACTATCTGCAAACCATTGGCGAACTTCCTTCAGTTCGCGTCCAGTTTCGAGGGCCGATTGCATAAGAACCCTTTTAATGCATAACTCTTTCTGATCGAGATATGCCCGATCATCAGGTGTCCATGCAGTATCATCAAAAAGTACTGGAGAGTTAGACATCACCATGCTCACGTCCTTGTTGTAAGAGCACTATTTTCGGAGTACCAGACGGTAATGGTTCCAAAATCCCGCTCGGACGCTCTTGCCAAAGTCTGTTTGCTTGCATATGATATTTGGCATCCAACGCTATACGTCTTGTCTTTGCCTCGTATTCACTGATGCCTCTCAATCCACCTGTAATACGATGTGCCTTTGCCCGCTTATTAATTTCGATGATCTCAGCAACATACATCTCACGCAAATCGAGGCATCTACTCATCTGTTCAAAGACCCAAGGGCAGGCAAACGCCTTCTGTCCTTCACGCTGTGCTTTGACCTTCTCTTCTAATATCTTGAGCGTCGTCATTAATTGCGCGAGTGAAAGTATCTGATCCAGAACTTTTTTAGGAAGATTCTTGTAGCGCGGGGTAAAATCCTTCACCAGCCACGTAAGATAATTTGTTGGCAGTCGCGTGAATGCGCGACTCAAAAAACTGCGATCTGTTGGAGGAAAAAATTCAGCCTTGAAGCGCTTCCAGGGATAGTCGTTACAAATCTTATCCACGCGTAAGGTGATCTCATGTCCCTGATTATCAAAGTTGCCAGTTGAAAGGACAGCGGGAATACCAGCCGACTTCTCAGCCATAGCAGTATTCGACTCACTAATAACAAGAAGTACACCATCGAATTCCGCATGCTGCTCTAGCATCCCCATCAAGCGATGTTGTTCAAAGGTGATGCCATCAGGAATACGCATTATATCGCTACCTGAAGGATATTCTTCAATCACGCTTCCCACTCCTCTTGTTCAAGTTGTTGTCTCCACTTCCGCGTACACAACCTCATACCCCTATCGCTCTGCCCACGTCGCCAACGTGCCATGCGCGCACCCGTAATCCTGATCGTCCTCGCGATATCGGAGAGCACACTGTACCCGGCTGGTGGACGTGATGCCGGTCCACGCTCCACCAACCTGTACAGTGGCCGTCCAGGCAGAAGCAAAGGAGACCCAAGAAGAGAAACAGCATCATTCCTTGTAGTATCTTGTAGCTTTTCGGACATCTCAGGCGAGATCGCACGCAGGGCATGTTGAGTTGCATCGTCGAGGCCGATATCTTCGTCGTCATTGTTGTCGTATTCGTCGTACATAGAGCCTCACCGAACAAACAAAAACGGCGTCAGAACTCTCAACTTCGAGAGTTCTGACGCCGGGACTTTTATGTAGTACTGTCGCGTCAATACACTATTTCTTGTTGTTGCGTTGCTGCCGCTTGCCTCTACCGCGAATGACTTTGAGAATGGCCTCAAAGGACTTCACGATCAGATTGCCTTGAACGTCGATCCCCTGGACATCGAAACTAATGCGTGCGTGTCCAGAGTTTTGCGTCTTGACGACACCGAGTACCGCGTCAAGGTCTCTGGCAATGGGAGCAAGGTGAGGAAACTTGAGTGCTAACATTTCGTCAGTGTCTTGACTCATGTGTGTTCCCTGCAATCGTTGCTACTTCCAAGTATAGCGCCAAACGAGCAGGCGCGTCAATGTGCAGGGAAAAGTGGCGCGAGAGAAGGGGGAGGGATGGGACAACCCGCGTACCATCCCTCAAAATGGATTTCGTATGACGACTCAGCGCCAGTATAGCGTATGCGCACACATCACACAATGCAGCCAACCATTCCTCCTACTCGGTGGTAGAGACGGACCATACCGCTTGTGTAACTTGTCCGTACGACAATGCATAAAAGAGATCAAGTACTCGTTATTGCAGTCCTCGATCCGTTCCGTTACAATGCTGCTAACACTTGCGCAAAGGGGAAAGCATGGCAATTGTAGAGGCAAGAATGCCCGATGGTCGATTGATTGAGCTGACAGAGGTAAACCTGACCAGGAGCGGGATGTTCATTATCATCACAGATTCTAGTGGTGATCAAGCATGGATACATCGCGATGCGTGGAGTGGCGTGATTGAGGCCGTGCAGAAGCTTTTCGAGGAAGAGGAGCAATCCGCAAAAGAAGCGCTGGCACAACTGCTGGAAAGGGAGCGGGTAGAGGGAGATTAGCGGCAACAAAAAACGCCGCCGGTTCTCCCGGTCGGCGCTCGCGGCGCATTGAGCGCATCCTGCATCATCTGTACCGATGGATCAATCCCTAGCTCACTGAATTTATCCAGCAATTCATTCATCGGGTAGAATATTCCCATCGCTTCATTGCGTGACTCTTCATCATCTTCGTCAAATGCGACTCTCCAAAATGGTGCCATCGTCTTCTCTCTCTCTCTTTCTGACTATAATCCCATCCCATTCTTGAGGCCGATCAGGTACGCCATTTGCTCTTGTGGATCATCTGACCAGAACTCGGCCTCCTCTAGCCATGCAGCCAGCAAATCGGCTTCAGACATGCCAGCCGTGTTGACAGTTGCCGCAAAATTGGAGGCTATCTCTGTTGGAGTATTTCCCGCAACAGGGGTCCAATCCTTGCTATCCTTGTGTGATGAACGGCTCCACAGTGTGGTCATTGCGCTCTCTCTCTTTCTCTGTGAACTTTTCGACTCTCACGACGCGCTACGCTGCCACATTACGCTGAAACTTTTGTCTGATTTTTTCGCGCTACGAGTTACTGGGTGTCTTTTGTTTCTTCTTCAGATGACTTCGTCCACGTGCCTCTCGTTATGAAGGCAATGTCTGCAATAAGCATGATCAAGAATACAGTAAGATTGACGCATGAAAAAGCAAAAGCACCTCCTGTCGAGGTGGTCACAACACCGATAAGATAAACGAAACCAACGATAACCATGACGGCCCACCAGCCTTCCTCACCCTTTGTCCTGATTGAATGAAAGATGTATGGAAGTGAGAGCAGTATCGCCGCTAAAAAGATGACGACATTCAAGAATATCCAGATGATCATAACCCAAGCATCATACCCCTTAAACCCCATGACAGTTTGAGCAATTCCGAGGCCAACAAAAATGAGCGAAACCAGAAACGCCACGATCACACAAATGAGATGCCAGTGCTGACGTAAGAAACTGGCCCGTTCTTGATCCACAAGTTGTTGCATGGTTCCCTCCATTAAGATGCTGTGTTGCCCTGAAATTCAGCGATTAATTTACTTGCATACTGCCGTGTAATCCCGGCCTTCTTTGCCAGTTCCGCAGGTGTCAACTGGGGTTGCTTTTTGAGGATGCGTGAAGCCTTCTGCCGAGCCTCTCCACGCCCATTGTTTGTTGACACATTCGTTGACGAGTTTCGCGCAACTGAGGAGCATCCTTTTGTTGACGCCACGTTGACAATTGGGATCTCGTCCGTGTCAACTGAAACCCCCTCCTCAGTTTCACTTTTGTTTCCATTTCTGTAATCTACAATGGAAACTATCGAGGCATCCTGGTTGTCAACTTCGTTGCTCTCTTCGTTTCCAGTATTGTCATCTTCAGTTTCGTTGCTCTTGACAACAGGTTCACTTTTTGCCACCGTGAGAGTTGCTATCTGTGTTTCCAGATCGATCAATTTCTCGCGCAGCGTATCACTGATTCTCTGTTCTATCGTCTCTGTCATCTTCTCAACATCGATGGTTGGCACTAGAGCAGGGTCAGGGATTGCTGGTTGAGGCTGTGGGACACTTTGCTCTAAGGCATGTACTGCGTGTCCGTACTGGACGGCAAGAATGCAGCGTATCACTGAGAGTGTAATCTCGACGAGCATCCAGAAACCATTAATCCAGACCAATACGCCTTTGTCGAATGGGATCGTACTAACTGCGTGCTCTAGAGAGACGGTAACGAGACCAGCAATCATAATACCAATGAGCCAGCGAGATAGCTTTTCGCCTACAATGGCCCCCTGCACATTGTCCTGTGCTCGCGCTGTCTTTGCGATTTGCGCCAGGCCCAACCCGCCCATGTCCAGGGCAAAACTGAGAGTGATGAATATTGCAAGGTTGAGCCAGGCCGGGAGCGTGACACCTGGGTACAACTCCGCTGACATATAGAGCGTGCAAATAATCAGCGTTATTCGCGCGATCTTCCCCCCAAACGTGAGCAGCCACTTGGTACTCACTGACACCCAGGTCGATTCGACAAACCACGTTTGTCTCCAGAAACGTTGCTGTCCTTGCTGTATTGCTGCCATTCTACGAGTTCTCCTCTATTTTTCGCTTCGATGGACGGATGGACGACTTGAAACCCCGTGTTGCGCGGCCATTTTTGCCCATCCGGTCCATCTGACTATCCGTCCGTCCGTCCATCGGACCCACTCACGCCCATCAGCGTCATGAGCTTGCCAGCCTGATTTTCAGCGATGTCCAACGCCTTCGCCAACTTCGCACGGCTGGCAAATCCACCATTCCAGAGTGTGACGGCCATCTTCAGGTCAATGTCCTCTGCCTTGCGCCTCACATCTCGCTTGGTCACTTCTGGCAACGGCTCCGTCTCTCTCGCATCACCGTTGTCTAAAAGACCTGTATCAGTATCGATAGCAGGATCATCATCTTGCTGTTGTGGCTGGCTACGCGGCTGGTAGGTGGAAGGACCGAGCATGCTATAGAGCGCCGGGTTATCCATCCAGGGTGTGTGTGCAAGAGTGGCGTCTTTGACCACAGCACAGCGCACCATCACCGAACCTTTGCCGAGTGTTGCCTCAATCGGTTGTGGGACCACCTTATCAAGCAACGCCTTCGCTGTTGCAGGATCGCCACCAACATACAGGCATGTCTTATAACTATCGCGTATGCCGCCACCAGTCTGCGCAGCAACGGTCTTCACCTGGAAGTCTTGCGAGGCCACACACAAGGTAATCTTGTACTTGCCGCCTTCTCGCAGCAGCTTCGCCACATACGGCTGCACTCCAGGACACTCGGCAACAATCGCCGGGTATTCATCAATCACCAGGACCGTCTGTTTCCCTACTGGCCTGCTCTGTTCGCGCAACTGCTTACGGTGATCAAGCAGCGTCGTTGCTGCATAGCGCAAAATCTGCTCTATTCTCTCGTAGGACTTGCATTCCAGCGGGTCAAAGCGCAGATAGGGAGTGTAAGGCGTCCAGTCCTCCCCCGTCTCAATATCATAGGGGGTATAGTGGGGATCAAGCAGGATACAGCAGCATCCGATAGCACAAAATTGAGCCAGCAATTGCCGAATGATCGACGTTTTCCCCTCCCTGGTGGAACCGGCCAGCGCGATATGCACCAATTGATCCACCGAGACGAATACATTGTTGCCATCCTCTAACCGCGCAAGAAAGATTTTCTCGGAGGATGGACGCCAACCGCTCGCTAACAGTTCAGAAAAGAGAAACTGTCCATTCCCCAAAAATGGCGCATCAAAATCATCATCAAAGTCTGGCTCAACATCTGGTGGCATCTCGGATCGGTCCCATCCCTCTTCGCGCATATCCTTGGGAGTGAAGGCGCGATACCAGAAACCTTTCTTACCACTCGTCTGCTGCCGCGAAGGGCGAGGGAAGGCAATTGCCTTCCCTCGCCGACGCTCGTACTCATCAACGACGAGCCATGTGATCCCGGCACCGCCCAATGCAACAACGCCGCCAACAAAACCACCATGAAACGCTGCCGCTAGACCTTCCCAAATTGGCACGGATGCACCTGCGAGAAGCAGTTTATCGGTTCTTGTTGTTTCTTCTGACATGGCTTTATCCCTCGTGCGCTAGTACTGCTCACATCCATATTCGATCAATCCAATGCCGAGCGGCAAGCCACACGTCACGATCAATCCGATAGCCAACGCCACTAAGAAGCGGATCAGATCATTGGTGCCAGGGCTACTACTGAAATCTGCCCAACTGTTGAGGACAACGAGAATAATCGCTGCGCCAACGAAGATCTGGGCAAGCAGACGATTGATCGAACCAATTTTGATAAAGGCCGCGACCAGTGCCAAACCGACGATAAGTGTGCAGGCTTCCACGATCCATCCGTACATCCACGCCGTTTGCAGTTGGGCAGGTGCTTGACCAGTAATCAGCAAGTAGGGCTGCGCGAAGACGTTCCAGGCCACAGCCTTGACCACCTGGTTCGCTCCCATTGCTAGGTATTCACTGGTCTGGATTTGTACGATGGTTGCACACAACCATAAGAGCAGGACCAGCCCGCCGAGGA